AACAACAGCAATTTTTGTTCTTACAATAGGTATTTATCTTGTATCTTTTAAGATTAACGAAATAGAACGTGATGTTAGGTATTCTAACATTCGTATTGATAATTTGAGGGAAAGGATGCTAATAAATTATAAGTTTATTAATAGCATGTATGATGCCGTCATTTCTTTAAATGAAGAAATAAAATCTTTGAAAAAGGCTATCCAAGCTACTGATGCAGTAGTTTCAAAGATGGATGGCGAACTTATGAAAGTGAATGATTTGAAAAAGCAATTAGATTGTCTTACAACTGAAATAACAAACCAAAAACATGAAGAAAATTGAAAGAATAAAAGACAGAATCATCGTCACCTTAGTAGTGGCAATCACCGTCATCCTTGCAGTTCTCCTGCTGATGAGCTGTGAGGAAGAACATCAATCAAAAAGGATTGTTGATGGCTATAAAATAGTCGTTATTGATAGCTGCGAATATATACGAGGAACTTATCTGCTCGCTCACAAAGGCAACTGCCGCTTTTGTGCCGAAAGGAACAAGCGCATGGTACACCAACAAGTAGATAGCATTCTATTAGATATATTTGAATAACAAAACAAAACAACATCATGGAAATTCAAGGTAAAATTACAAAGGTTTTAGAACCAATCACATTCAATGGGAAGAATGGTACAATGAAGCGTTATGGATTCGTCCTTTCGAATGAAGACGAGCGTTATCCGAAAATTATTAAGTTTGATGCACTGGGTGATGAAAAGTGGGCACATTGGAATGTTCATGTGGGACAAACTAGAACAGTTTTCTTTGACATCGAAAGTCGCGAATGGAATAGCAAGTGGTACACATCATGTAATGTGTGGAACATCAAGCCAACGGAACAAGTGTATCAAAATCAACAAGTAGCACCTCAGCAAGTTGTGCCACAACAAGCACCACAAGTAACGCAAACAAACCCGTTTGAAGAACAAGATGATATACCATTCTAGTTATGAATGATGCTAGGAACAAAGCACTACAATCATTGTGTCGGGAATATTTAGCAAGGCTATACACGTTGGCTAGCAAATATGGGTTGGGTGGTTTTATTAAAGAAACCATTCAACTCAACCGACAAGAAAAGTGTCAAGGTACGGAAGAAGAAGTCGAACTACTTGCACGTTGCGTAAACGATGACAGGATAGCTAGAAATGATATTCCAAAGCTATTCGGTAAATCCTATCGCCAATGTGAATCTAAAGGTGATTTTGACAAAATCAAAAAATTAGGTCATGTTGGAACTTATAGCAAAGTAAGCGCACTATTATTTAAACACGAACAAAAAGATGAAGACGCCAAAACTTTATGTTAAGAACGAAAAAGGCAGATATGTTGAATACGTTGAGCCAGTACAAAAACATGACAACAAGCTATATCGAAAGATTGGTAATAAATACGAACCGTGTTCAATGCTAATGACAAATGACCTACCAGAAGGCGTTTGGGTTGTTGTTAAGCACTATGGTTCAAAGTCCATCACTAATGGCAAGTATATGCTTGAAAAATACATGTGCCTAAAAGCAGGAGACATTCAAGATGTTTCTTTGGCGAAATTAGGTGGAATGGAAAGACTTGCACACTATCTTTCTCAGCATTGGGACGAAATACCCAGAAATGTTTCCACATATGACCTATGCAGGCATATTGTTAGTACGTTGTTTAACTACGAAAAAGAAAAAGAAAATGGAAAATAGTAATGTTAGCAAGTTTAGCGAAATTCTTTTGGAAATGCGCGAAACGTATGAAAAGAAAAATGCCGACTACGGAAATAGCTTTGGCGACACCATAAAAGAATTCGGTTTTATACCAGCTGTGGCGCGTATCAATGACAAATTGAACCGCATCAAGAAAATGGTGAAAGGCGAAAAAATGAACTATGATGAAAGTATGCGCGATAACCTTATGGACATCGCAAACTATTGCGTGTTGACTATCATGGAAATAGATAGGCAAAGAAATGGCGCGTAAGACGATTTCTTTTGCTTTGTGGTACAAGTTATCACATTTCAATAGAAAGTCGCTTAAAACAAAAGAAAAGTGGCAAAATTCAAACGCCCCATGTTATTGTAACTTATAAAATTTCGAAAATAACACGCCTATAAGTTTGCATATTCAACGTTTATTGCTAACTTTGCATCGTGGTCAAAAAGATTAGCCCGTGATGGGCGAAAAAGTCATAATCGAAATAATTTATGTTAGTTTGAATTAATTATGTAAATTCCCCACGGCGGTGGGGACATCGGGGTGTGGTGTAATGGTAGCACAATAGATTTTGGTTCTATTAGTTCAAGTTCAAATCTTGACACCCTGACAATTTATTTTTCACCTAAAAACTTTATAATTATGCATGAACAAAATTTATTCGGATTATTTGACATAATCAAAGACAATGCTATAAAGTCTGACGAATTATTTATTAAAAATAACCAAAACTTTGAATGGGTTAAAAAAAATTCTAAAAGAATTGACATAAATTCCAAGCCAATTTTTGATTTCTTTTTTAATGTTAATAATATCCCTATAAACGAAATCCCGCAATATTACACGTCTTGTTATTGGGGTGAAGCAACATCTAACTATAAGTTAAGATACATGTTGATAGAACATCAAGACAACATATTTCTTGTTATGTTGCGTATTGTCGGAATAATGTTTCATTCTCAATATTTTTCAATATCTTATAAAGTTTTGTGTAACAATGCAAACATATCAGGAAATAAAGTTGTTATCCCATTTTTTAAGAACTTTGAAAGGGTAAAAACATACGAAGTAATATGTACAGAAAACGATAATTGGGATAACTGCAATTTCTATGTTACAAAAAGTTATAAAAGAAAAAAAAGACAAAGAAAACATTATCGTCACGCAAATGAACTTTTATCAAATGGCGTAAAGATTGTTATTGTAGATAAAACTAACATAAAAGCCGTTTCATACGAAGCAAATAATCTATATAAATATTTTATAGAAAATAGATTCAAGTTTAACACAAAAACGGCGAATAGGATGTTGGATTTATGTATCAATAAAGATTGCGGCATCGCATTTGCTTTTTATTATAATGACAAACTTATAGGAATTGAAATATTAAGCAAAGATTACAAAAATGCGTATTTTTTACATTGTGGTAAAAATATAACGTCTTTTTCGTTAGAAAAAATAGTTGCATATACACAATGCGACATTGTAATTGCCAAAAAAATAAAAGATTATCTAGGATGTCTTTCTTCAGAATATATTAAAGACTACCTTTTTGAGCATTATTTGTGTGATGCTATATTTGTGGATGGAGTTCACGGTGATAAATCACAGTTGATACACAAACAATCATGGTATGACAATGCAATTTATTACAAAATCAATCAAATAAAAGATTATGGAAATAACAAAAATTGAAAAAATTGGAAATCATTATTACAAACGTGAAGACGAATTTGTAATAAATGGCGTTTGCGGCGGCAAGGCTCGTGTAGCCCTTGAACTTATAAAAAAAGGGATAGATTACGGCGTAAGCAACTTTGTGACGTGTGGCAGTAGAGATAGCAGACAATGCGAAGTAGTTGCTAAAGTGTGCGAAACAATGGGCGTAAATAGCCACATCTTTATGCCAAGCGGAAAAGATACAAATATAATAGAATCAATATCAAGAACTTCTGGCGCGACAATACACAGAACAAAAGTCGGATATAACAATGTTCTTATAGCACAATCTACTTTGTACGCTAAAGAGAATAATTATTTATACATACCTTTTGGATTAGAATGCCAATTGACTATTGATATAAATATGCATCAAGTTCAAAACATCCCAAACCACGTTAAACGAATTGTTGTTCCGTGTGGTGGCGGCATGAATATGATTGCAATAATAAAAGGTCTTGAATATTACGGAATGATTGACAAAGAAGTTGTTGGCATTGTAGTTGGGAAAAACCCGCAAGATGTATTTAAAAAATATAATTTATATCCAGCAAAAAACGACTTGTTTGGCAACACAAACGTAAAATATTCTTTCAATAACTCACCGTTTGATTATCATGCAAAACCGCAAAAAACAACTATAGACGGAATAGAACTTGACGAAATATATGAAGCAAAATGTATCCCTTTTATAAAAGACAATGATTTACTTTGGATAATTGGTAAAAAATTACAAAATTAAAAACAACATGGAACAACAATTTGATTTATTTGGTAACCCTATTCAAGAAAAAGGTGACCTAAAAAAAGAATTTGGTGCAAACCCGTTTTCTATTCTAGACACAAAAGATGGATTGTGGCAAGCTAGAAAAAAGAAATGGATTGGGCTAGGCATTCAGTCAGAAGTTGGCCGCGATGCCGTAACTTATCATATGAAAAATTGGGCAGACAAAAAAGGTGAAGAAGGTACTTTACGAGGAAATAAATTACCAAGTGACACTTCTATATTCGACCCAGTTCTTTGTGAGTTAATTTACCGTTGGTATTGCCCAAGTGGAGGAAAAATTCTAGACCCGTTTGCGGGAGGTAGCGTTCGCGGAATCATTGCAAATTATCTTGGTTACCATTATACTGGTATAGATATACGACAAGAACAAATAGATAGCAACATAGCGCAAGCGAAAGAAATACTAGTAGATAATATACCGACATGGTATTGCGGCGATAGTAATATTGTTCTCGACCAAATTAAACAACAAGATTTTGACCTTGTTTTCACATGCCCTCCGTACGCAGATTTAGAAGTTTATAGCGATATTCAAGGAGACATATCAAACATGGATTATGATGATTTCATATTTACTTTTGAAAGCATTATGCGTAAAGCATGTAAATTACTTAAAGTAAATGGAATGGCCGTAGTTGTCGTCGGTGAAGTTCGTTGTAAAAAAGGAAATTATTACGGGTTCACGGCAGACACGGTTAAACTTATGCAAAGATGCAAAAATATGAAATATTACAACGAAGGTATATTGGCAACATCTTTGGCTAGTGCGGCATTAAGAGCGGCAGGAAATATGAAAAGCGGCAAGTTGGTTAAAGTGCATCAAAATATATTAATGTTTAAAAAACAAGAATAATTTGTTTGTTTATTGAAATATTATCATTATCTTTGCACCAGAAAATCGTAATGCGTTGTCGGTCATATAGGCGCAAAAGATAAAAATATAAGTATATACTAATTTTGCCGATACGGGCAATGTGAAAGTTGAATGACCGCAACAAGTAGCATTGCCCGTTAGGTTTTTAAACGGTCATAATATGAAATATTCAATTTTGGGATTTAACCAAGAAAAAGTATTGGAGCTACAAGAAACAATTGTAGATGAAATTTTTGGTAAAACAAAAGTTATAAAAAGAATTGATGTTGTAGACCTTCTCATATTGCAAGACGTCGCCGACTTTATGAATAGGCGCAACATCATAAAGTATGTGATAGACGAAAAAACATTCTTTAGCATTAAGTATCAAGTTATCATTAACGACCTACCAATACTAAACATAAAACAACAAGCATTAAGCGATAGACTAAAGAAATTATGTGATTTTGGCTTATTGGAAAAAGCAATTGTAAAAAACCAATCTGGTAGTTATACGGCTTTTCGTATAGGAAAAGCCTACGAAGATATAGTTTATAACAATGAATATTCTATCATAAGTATGGAAAATCATTCGCACAAGTATTTAGATACAAGTGCAAAAGTAGCTGAATACAAGTGCAATATAAATAATAATAATAATAATATAGATAATAACAACTCATCTACTATTAACAATAATAAAGAAAAAGGTATTAACATACCTTTAAAGAAAAATGATTTTCAAGAAATAGTTGATTGTTGGAACGAACATAATGGAAAGAAACTTGGTAAAGTAACAAAAATAACCGACAAACGCAAAAGAGCAATTAAAAGAGCTTTAGATGACAATGATATTACGCAAGAACAACTAATACAGTTTTTCAAAACATTGCCATTTGCAGACAAGTGGCTTTACAATCCAAACAAACAACATGCTAATTGGAAACCAGATTTTGATTGGTGGCTCGCTAATACAAATGGATGGCTTACTAAAGCGTTGGAAGGAAAAGTGCATCTAGAAAATCCACAAGCATTTTCGACAATAATGTTAGGTAAGGATGCGCCGTATTCACCAGAATGCGGTGGTAGTCTATGGTGGAACGATTATTACAAATGCTTTATGTTTACAGGATATTGGGATGGTCACATTCCAGATGGGTATTCTGATGAAGAACGTCCAGATGGTGCGCAAGTAACACTAAACAATGGCAGGGGTGTTGTAACATGGTGCAAACAAGAAAGAAAGTGGATTAAAAAATGATAAATAAAGATACAATAAGGCGGTGGTGGGAGGTGTTTGTGGGCGATGGTAATTTTACCGAAGTCCGCATACTTGGTCGCTACCAATATAGCGGCTACTTTAAATCCGTTGACAACCTATTAGCACAAATCGAACCATATGGTAATATGGATGACGAACAAATTTATTTTGTACTAAATAGGATTGATGACGCATGTTATGGTAGGCAGCAAAGCGAAAAGTTTGTCAAATCGCCAAAGATTACAACGAACGACAACGACATTACACGGCGTTTGTGGGTAATGTGTGATTTTGACCCAGTTCGCAAGTCGGGCGTTAATGCTAGTGACGAAGAATTTAACTTTGCATACAAGAAAGCGCAAGACGTGTTTAGGTTTTTGCGCGACCACGGATTTAGCGAACCAGTGATATGCAAAAGTGGTAATGGTATTCATCTAGACTATCATGTGGACTTGCCAAATGATGAAGAAACTACAGAAATCATTCGTGGTTTCTTTAAGTTCATGGGCGAAAAGTTTTCAGATGAAAAAGTTGAATTTGACCAAAAGAATTTTAATTTGGCACGTCTATGCAAGCTGTATGGTACGATTGCAAAGAAAGGAGCAAACTTACAAGATAGACCATGGCGTGAGTCAACGATTATCTATGTACCAAAGGAAATTAAGGCTACACCGATAGAAAAGTTCAAGGAACTTTCAGACTTGTTGCCCAAAGAAGAACCTAAGACCGCAACTATCGTGCGAAACCCATATCGGCAAAGCGCAATGCCTTTTGATTTACGGTCATGGTTAAATAATCACGGCATTGTCTACAAGGAGGAAAAGCAAGGCGCAAGCACTAGGTTTACACTTGAATATTGCCCATGGGTAGATACACATTCAGACCACAAGAAATGGGATAGCGCATTATTCTTGGACACGGAAGGTAAAATCACGTTTAATTGCCAGCATTCACATTGCAAGGATAAGACGTGGCATGACTTTCGTGTGTTCTACGAACCAGATGCGTATTCTAAACCGCAATGGCAACCACAAGCGTATTATCAACCACGCCAATACATGCCACAACAAAAGCCAAAGTATGAAATCAAGGATGAATTGCCAGAACTTGGCGAAAAGTGGCTTTCGATGAGTGACATAAAGAAAATAGACATCACGCAGATTGAAAATGTAAAAACTGGTTTCTTTGGCTTGGATAAAGAGATTGTCGGTTTGAACATGTCGGAGGTCACAATCCTTAGTGGTAGCAATTCTAGCGGTAAATCATCGTGGTTAAATACTTTGATACTTAACATTATCCAAAAAGACTTTAAGGTTGCATTGTGGTCTGGCGAATTACGCCCAGACATCCTAAAGGCATGGATTCAGATGGTAGCGGCAGGGAAAAGATGGTTAAAGCCGTCACAATATGGCGATGGAAAGTATTTTGTTCCAAACAACATTGCCGAAAAGATTGACGAATGGATGAACGGAAAGTTCTTTCTTTACAACAACGAATATGGCAACACATGGGAACAAATATTCCATGATATGACGGAGTTGTTGAAAGGTGGCGTAAAAGTGTTTATTCTTGATAACTTGTTTAGCTTGAATATTGACCTATTGGAAGGTGATAAAAACAATAAGCAGCGCGAACTAATTCTTCAAGTAAAAGACTTTGCGAAGAAAAATCAAGTTCACATCATTCTTGTTGCACACCCAAGAAAGGTTACAACATTCCTACGAAAGACAGATATTAGCGGTAGTAGTGATTTGACGAATGCCGTTGATAATGTGTTTATCATTCATCGTGTGAATCAAGACTTTTTCCGTTCAGGCGCAGAATTCTTTGGTAATGGCGAAATTCAAAAGTTCCAAGGTTTTGGAAATGTTCTAGAGGTTGCCAAAAATAGAATGTATGGCGTTGTTGATTATCTTGTCGGTTTTCATTATGAAATCGAAAGTAGACGATTCAAAAACACAATGGACGAGGAAGTGCGTTATGGGTGGGAACAAAAAGTTGAACAAAGCACTATGCCGTTTATTAAAGATGAACCGCCAAAAACAAGTGGTATGCCATTTGATGCTCCTACGCTTGATGAAGCACCATTTTGATAAAAAATCACAATTAGAAAACAATTATTTGGTATATTCAAAATTATTATTTATATTTGCACCAAAATTCACTAAACGAAAATTTTAAAGTATGGAAACAATTAAGTTTAATGTTGACGAACTATTGCCACGGTTGCAATTGGTTTCATCGGTTATCAATGGAAAATCAGCTTTACCGATTCTAGACACATTGTTGTTTGAATCTACGGATGATGGCATAATTAAAATCACATCATCGGATAATGACACATGGCTAACAACTTATGTTGACCCACTAGAAAGTACTTTTGAGGGTAGCTTTTGCATAAACGCCCAAAATATTGCATCTGCGCTTAGAAATCTTGTTGGTAGTGTAATTACACTAGAGGTGCAAAAAGAATCCAACACGCTTAAAGGAAATTATGAAAACGGGCATTTTTCAATCCCCTATGAGGATGCGGACGCCTATCCAAAGCCAGATGTTGTCAACAAAAGTTTGGAAAGCAGTACAAAAATAGACAAAGCAATAAAAGGTGAATATCTTGCAAATAGTATTGCGGTAACGGATTATGCAGTAGGTAACGACGTGTTGCGCCCAGTTATGAACGGCATTCATTTTGATTTCTTTAAGGATGGCATGTTTGTTGTGGCTACGGATGGTCACAAAATGGTAAAACATTCAAATGCCATGGTTACAAGTGATGCTAATAGCTGGTTCACACTTCCGTCTAAACCAGCAAAAATCCTAAAAAATGTTCTTTCTTCTAGTGAGGACATTTATATTTCGTACAACGAATCATGTGTTCGTTTTATGCAAAACGACTTTAGGCTTATCACAAGACTACAAGAAGGTCGCTACCCAAATTACAATAGCGTAATTCCAACAAACAATAATCTTGTAGCGACATTGCCTAAAGAGCAGTTTGTCGCGGCATTGAAACGAGTGTTGCCAATGGGTAGTTCAACTAGTGAACTTGTTGTTCTTTTATTTGAAAATGATAGCTTAACGATTAATGCCGAGGATATTGATTTTGCCACTAGTGCAAAAGAAATAGTAGAATGTGCATACAACATGCAAGCTATCAATATCGGTTTTAAGGGAAGCGTGTTGTTACAAGTTGTTCAAAATATTAAATCTAGCGATATTGTAATGGCGATGTCAGCACCAGAAAAGTCCGCTTTGTTTATGGCAAAGGATAGTGATGACAATATCAATACACTTTCGCTATTAATGCCGATGCTTATCAATTAAAACACAAAAAACGAAAAGTTATGAGAGAATCAGGTTATTACCCGCCTGGCGCAGAATTCGACTCCAATGCGCCGTACAACCAAGTGGAAAATGAAACTAAGGATTTTGACTGCGACGTTACATGCACGCTTTGTAAATGCATGTCAATTCCTACGACGATGTATCGTGAAATCATTGAACCTCCATGTGAACCAGATGATTTTGGATGCCATTGTTTTGAGTTTGACGATGATATAAATTGGGAACAAGAATTGGCTTCATCTAAACATCTTGACCCATTAGACCTTATCACCGCAATGGCAAACGAAATTCTTGCTTTGAAAGAAAAAGAAATGTCGGAAATAAAAAACGAAGATGTTTCCTCAAAAGAAACGCGTGCAAAGATAAAGCATATTTCGCACCTTTCATACCTGCTTGACGAGGCTAGCGATTGGGAACTTATTGAAACTGAAATCGAGCCAATATGACCAAAGAAGAAATCATAATGTGTGGAGTGGATAGCGATAACGAAAAGTCGCTATTCATTTCCACTTTTACTGAAAAGCGTAATGCCGAGGTTGTTGCCGTGCTAGGTGCTTGGATGGACAACGGTTTTAAGTACGAAGATGTTGTGTTTGAAAACTTTGTCTTGTCGGAAATGATTTGGGTGTTACCATACGTCCTTAACTATGGAAAAGATGGGAAATGGAAAGAAAAAGGTAGTGCTAGCATGATTGGAATCTTGACGTATTCAAATCTTCACAACCTGCTAACAAAGCTGTACGAAACGTACATCATGAATGAAGATTTGGAGCATGCTTTTTACAAGTATTTCCAAAATTACAAAAGACATAAATGCAAATATGCCCACGATGCATTGTCGTTGATTTTTAGCGGAAACACTGGATTTCCAACAACAAGAAACAATGGAACATTCTATCGCTATAATCTTCTTTTCTATTGGCTTACATATAAGCTAAAGATTTGGAAATATGCAAGCATCGGATTGTTGCCATGCAATGACAAGATTTTTGAAAATGCCTACAAGTATGGCGTGATACCTAAAAGAATGAAATCTACACTAACGAACACTATTAAGCTAACCGAAATAGCAAAAGAAATGTTTGGTGACAACGACTTTTATAAGCTATATGAATTTTTAAATTTCTACAAGGAATGAAAGAACGTGGCTACAACAACGGTTTCATACAACGCAAAGCTGGCGGAAAGTATGAAGGTGAAATAGAAATAGACGGTGTTGACTTGTCGCCGATTGAAGGTGTTTTCTTTAAAGACGAAAAAGGCGATACTTATTTGTGGCTAAAGAGGAAACCCATGCTAGAATATAATTTAGAAACTGGCGAATACTACAATAAAAGGCGTGAACCGATGTGGGAGGTATATTTAAAGAAACAGCCAAAAGGTGTTTTATCCTTTAAAGGCGAATTCGTCTTTTTTCGGTTTTGCTATACCATTGTAGCCATCATTGATTCCGTGATAGGAAAAGAAAAGCAACGTCTAAACTTTTTTGTTGAAAGAAAGCCAATGGGTGAACAAACTATTATTAATAACATAAACAAAAGGAAAAGCGATGAAAGGAGAAAATGAAATGCTTTCCGAATGGGAAGGTGTAGAACAAACCGTTGTTTCCGAAATAGAACACGTTGTTTCAAAGTACGATTATGTATGCATTAACTTTCTTGCATACCATATTTCTGCAATGTGCGATGTTGATGTGTCAGATATGCTTTCATCATGTGATAAAGTGTATCTTTCGCAAGCTAGATGGCTGTTTTGGTATGCCGTGCGGTACATGACAAATGAAACATATGAAAGGATAGCGCAAAAAACATCAATGGAAAGATGTAAGTTTTCAAGTGAATCAATACGCGTCGGTTGCCAAAAAATAGCCATGTTAATTGAAACCGATTATATATGGGCAAATAGATGGAAACTTATCAAACATATCATCAAGCTAAAATACAAAAAAGATGACGAAAACAAAAAGCAAAAGATTGTTGTAAACATACCGATTTCGTCCAATATTGAGGTGGAAATTTTAAAAAAGTAACTAATAATAGGCTACAGCTCTGCATTTATTTTATACACGAATTATACACGAATTATACACGAATTTATCAAGGAACTATGAAGAAGATAATGTTTAACGACCGCTACGGGCTGATGCAAGCCGTATTAGAGGAAAAGAAGAAGACGACGCGGCGCATCATCAAAGGGAATTTTGAAGACATCAAGGCGTATCATGCAAATGGTGGTTGGCATTTCATTGCTGACACAAGCGACGGGGATTCCGTGGAAGTGAAACCTGGCTACGAAGAAGGTGAAATCGTAGCAATCGCACAAGCATACCAAACACTTCGGTGGCCTGCACTTCCAGGCATCGACTGGAAAGCGATAACCCACTCGAAGGGATGGAGCAATAAGATGTTCGTTAAGGCTGAATACATGCCCTACCGCATCCGCATCACCAACATCAAGTTGGAACGATTGCAAGACATCAGCGAAGAGGATGCTATGCGCGAAGGTGTGTTCAAGTACGACAAGCCACCACTTCATCACGAGATGGATATGTTTGCACCGTGGCCGCCATACGTTAAACCATACAAATGGGATAGCGATAATCTGATATACCGCTGCTCTGCCCGATATGCGTTTGCCTATCTCATCGACAAGGTGAGCGGCACAGGTACATGGAAGAGCAACCCGTGGGTGTTCGCCTACACCTTCAAACTGGTGCGGCAGCAAACTCTTCACTCTTCACTCTTCACCCTATAACTCTCAGAGTAATTATTATGTAGTTAAGTAGATATGAAACACGAACAAGTTATTTTGGGTAACGCGCCGTCTAAAGCCAACCAATATAAAATTATCACTATTAAGGGGCACGGTAGCTTGGCGAAAACGAAAGCATTAAAAGAATACGAAGAAAAGTTCTATCTTCAATGCGGAGCGTATCGCAACAAGAATATTAATGGCTTTTTTGAACTTTATGTTGACGTGTATTTTCATTCCAACCAACCAGACCTTGACAACTCATTAAAATGCTTGCTTGACTGTCTACAAACGTGCAACGCAATAAAGAATGACCGAAACTGCGTAAAGATTGTTGCCAATAAATTTATTGACAAGAATAATCCTCGCATTGAATTCACGTTGGTCGAAGTTGGCGGTGTGGAAACAAAAAATAGTAAACAACCAGAATTATTTTAAGATTTATGCTTAGTTATATTGACAATGTAGAAAGACTACACACAAGAAGTATCACGTTCACGGAAAAACAATACCTTTTCGTGTTACAAACGGCATTAGGCGAGGATATAGAAGTTGCCTACGCAATGATTTTTGACACGAAAGAATTCAAAAGAGTTATTGGAACGGAGGATGAGGCAGCATATCTATCAAAAATAAAGAAAGATGCGGAACTTGCCATTCAATCACAAGAATGCCAACAACTCAAAGAACTTATCGAGGAACAATTTCGCGCAGAAATCCAAAAGCGGGCAACAAACCTTAAAAACTACAAGTTTTCTGCAGAAGAAATTGTTCAGATGCTTTCCAACTTGCTTGCATCAAGAAGTGAAAACCTTGAAGAAGCAAGCGTGCGTGATATTACTGCGCTTATTCGTGAACTTGCATCACAAGGCGCATTAGAGGGCGGTGACGGTTTTCAAAAGCATTTTATCAATGTTTATCCACCATTTACGGCAATGTGTCCATCTTGTAATCATGAAATAGATGTCGCAAGGGGAGTTAGTAGTATTTGCCCATTCTGCGGTTGTAAGTTTATTTGGGATGAAGTACAAGAAAGATTTTACCCACAACCAGTTAAACTATAACAATTATGGAAAAAGATTTAGACAACAACATTGTTAGAGAAATTGCGCACATGCAAAGCAAGATAGATACATATGAAGCATTTATTATGGCTTTGTTTATTATGGCAAAAAATGGCAAAAAGATTAACTACCCGATGCCATGTTCGACTTTTGGCACGCCACATTTGATGAGTGAAATGAGAGCATTATGGCGATTTGTGTATAGTCACAAGCCTTTAAAATTATAATAACACATAAAAGGAAAGCCGTAGACCGCGTTTATTTTGCGTCTAACGGCTTTCCTTTGCCTTTCCCTATAACCACCCACCTTTGATTATAAAAGTCGCTTAGAAAGGAATTTAATAGCATGGCTCGCCAATTTCCTCTACCACTAGCCGCATTAATTCGCCTTGTAGGTATGCCGCTGGCTCTTGGTCGTATGGTTCACCATAGTAATCAATAATCGCGGTTGTGGCATGATATAGTTCGTGGTTTATGGTGCTCCAAAATTCACCTACCGACGTTTGCTTTCCAATATATATGTTTGTCATGCGCAAAGCATCATTGGAAATCGTCATACCAGTGTTCGGCGCGGAAAGAATGTTAAGGGACTTGCGAATATTCTTGTCATTCATGCCAAAAGAATATAATGCGGCATAAATGTCTTCGTAATCCGTTTCGTCGAAATTGTAGTTCAACAAGATTCCCCAATCACCGTCACCGACCTCTAAATACTTTGTAATCATAAGCCTAAATCATCATGTCCCAAAATATTACAACGCCTTTACAAGTACAATCGGCAAGAAAGCGCGAAAACACGATTCCCTCATAGCCGTCTACATCGCAAATAACATCTTCAATGTAACGCGCCATGTGTTCCTCGTCTTCAATGCTACTTCCCCAATAGTCAGCCTTTACCATGTTTGCTAGATAAAGTGCATCATACCAATCATTCGGTTCTAGTTCTATTTTATGCTTTTCTAGCAATTCTTTCAATTCCTCCATTTTCATTGGAGTAATTTTCTTGAGCATTCCAGACGCATTATCTTCCCTTTTCATCATATCGGTTGCAAACTTACACAAGTTCTTGTTGAAATGCCAACCATAGAAAGATAAATATTGCTCCATGTCCTCTGGTATGCAATAGTTAGATAATGTATTTCCCATTTTCTTTTTTTTTGTTAATTGATAAATAAAAAAGGGTAGGGCAAGAACCCCACCCCATTTGAATAAGATAGATTACATATAACGACCACGGCTATCACGCTGACGGCGATATTCCATGTCATCATCTTCCATTTCCATCTCCTTGTCATCCCATCCGTGCTTATAGCCTTGGCGATAACCATCACGATAGCTTCCACTACCGCCACTAGTTCCGCCATAAGAGCGATAACCACCGCTACGCATTGAACGACGCATCTGCTGGCGCATCTTCTCCTGTGAGCCACCATCTTCCTTGTCAACAAAAATCCATGCCATAGTTCTTGATGTTTTTTTAGATTGGACTTTCAAAAGACTAAGCAGACGGTGAATCAAGTTTTTGCAAGATAGAAAGAATGCTATCCAACTTTGCATCGGTAGCGGTTTGCCTTTCCTCTAATGCTTTGATAGTCCTTGCTTGTTTCTTTTCCTCGGCATAACGTGGATTAAGCACTTCAAGCATTTTCTCGCTTTCGGAGATTACCGCCTTGTGGTAAGGGATTTGGTCAAGTGCTTTTTTAGATGTTTGTAACATAGCATCTACGGCTTGCAACATAGCTTCACGACTACCGCTAAACGTGTCATTTCCACGGGCTGCGATTTCTACATTGATAGGTATTTCGCTAAATGTTTCATCGCGACCATTGATTGTTACTACTACGTCAACAACCTGCTGCATTTGAACGCCAGCCATGATGTTTGGCGTTTGCGTCGGAAACTTCGCGCGTGGTTGCGACTTTGATTTCACCACACCAACCTCAAGGATTGGCTTTTCTCCTTTTTTGAGAACATAAAACGGATTGCCGTTACCTAAACTTTGAAAGTCCATTTTTGTTTTGTTTTAATTGTTAATCACTAGTTTTACACAATAGTTCTTGACATAAGAGCCAAGATTCCGTTGAACTTGTCATTCAGAACCTCGAAAACACTCACGTTTAGAATATCCGCCACAGTCACTGCCGTACCGTTTGGAAGGGTTAGTGGACGTGTAACACCATTCAATGTAAGTGTTATTGGAGATGTAGTTGTTGCATCAGACGGAATAGGATTCTCCATGCGTACAATGAATTTGCCTATCGGCTGAATACGCCTCCAACCAAGTGCAATGTTCACGGTGTCAGTTCCTACGACAACTTGTGTATTCGCAATATACGGCTCACCACCTGCGTTAATTGTTATATTGCAGTTATTACAATTACAACTCATGCTTTTACCTCCTATGCCATAAATTTAGAACACAAAGTTATTGCCACCGAAGCCGTTGCCGTAATACCCATTGGGGTAGAAACCACCACTAACATACGGAGTGGCGTTTATGGCAACAAGATTGGGGTATTGCACGTTTACGGTTTCGGGGAGCTTGCACTTAATGTCATCAACCTCGCGGGCAAGCGAGTTAAGTGATGCGTTGAGTGGAGCAACGGCTTGCTGAACGATGCCTGCAGTAAAATTCTGCGATTCAAGTTTGGCAACCTGCGCCGTAAGGCTAGTGATTTCACGGTCTTTGCGACTAGACTCAAGAGCATCAATCTTGTTGTCAAGAGCAAGATAGTTACGGTTCATGGTGTCGGTAAGCGCATACGTCTGCTGGCACATCGAAAGCTGGTCTGCTGCTGCTTTTGCGGCAACTTGCTGACCTACGCCATTGATGCTATTTTGCAAAGCATTTGTCTGCTGACATGTGGCAAGCTGTTGCTCACAGCAACACTTTTGAATGGTGCTAGCAAGGTTGGCATCGCCAGCCTGGACGGCGTTAATCAGTTGCAAGGTTGACATGCCCTGTGTGTTCGCAATTTGGTTGAGCGTGTTCTGAGCCGACTGAATACCTGCGTTCACAAGGTTAAAGTCCTGACCAAGCATTGTGGAAAGAGTTTGAATTGCCGTGCGCGATGCTTCGCCTTGGTTGGTGATAGCATTCATGAGCAACTCGCGGCCAGAATCGTTGTTGAGCTGATTACTGATGAAACCTGCGCCGCCATTGCCGCCCCATCCACCGCCAAGACCACCAAAGCCATTACCACCCCATCCAAACATGGATGCGATGATTGCAAGACCAAAGAGGTCGGCGATGGAGTTAAAGCCATTACCATTGCCAAACATGCCACCATTTCCATAGCCACCAAAGCCAATAGGAATAGAGAAAGGAATGGTTGCATTACCATTGTTCCCATTTTCGGGAAGTTGATAAATTTCTGCCATAATGTTTTTTGTTTTAAATGATTTAAATTTTGACTACATAACGCGTTACTTTTGCAAATGTAAGCCAAAAACACATTATAGCATGCTTGGACTACTTTGTGTCCATAAGTGTCAAAAAGCAAAAAAGGTGCTAGACCAAAATCTAACACCTTCAACAATATAGATATAGTACAAGAACAGAAAGTTTTCTTTGTGCGCTATTACGAAGATATGTTTCCTTTTACACAACTCCAATAAAGTAATTCATTGTCATTCCCGTCAATAGTAATTTTACATTCAAATCTCACAAAGCAATTAGGCGCTATTGTCGTGCTATTAAAGCTAGGGTTTGTTACGGGGATTGTTGTTTTCCCATTTTCCCAAAATGTTCTCCCAGTGATTGGAATCGTAACGCTAGACTTGTTGTATAATAATATAGACTGTCCAACTAGTGAACGGACAAAATCACCGCTAATAGGCATTAAAATGCCAGAAAAGTTGCTTGGCAAAGACTCTATTTCCATCCAAGTTGATGCTTTTTCAAAGTCAAAAACATATTCCGAATAACCCCATGTATCATCTGGCTTTAAATAATTTAGATAATTACTTGAATTAACAACCGTCTTTCGTTTCATTTGCAGTCCGCTAAAGATACAATTGCCGTTTTCGTCCCAAGTAATATTCTTGTTTGCAAGGAAACCGCTGCCGTCTGGGTTAAAGCGAATATTGTCACCGCCGAAGTGGGCATAACCACTACGCCAATCAATAGCGACACGAGGAATGAAAGGATTGGTTGCTTTTATTGACATATATTCCACATACCCCGACGTTCCAGATGTAGCCATATAGCCATCTATTGTTATATCACCACTTGACGTTGGTGTAAACGTGTATGTGATTGTGGTTGATGTTCTATATGATATTGACAAGTAACTAGAAGATGCGGCAGAACCACTATTTTTAAAATATGGTCTAACGCGCAAAGTTCCACTATTTGCATATCCTTTTACCGTAATTCTATACGTGAGACCACTAACAACAGTCACGGATGTTTCAACAATCCTTGTGTGTGTTGTTGTGTTAATTTCTCTTGGTGCATCAAGCAATATTCTTTCATCGGCATTCATAAATGACGGAGTAACCTTGTTGTATTCCGAACTATTATATGTTCTTATGGAATATGTTGTGCCATTGCCATAATGATAGAATAGTAATGTACCAGTTCTTTCAGCAACAAAATTGAATGTGTAATTTTGCGCCGTCGTTGACGTTATCCAAATTCGTGCTTGTGATTGTTCATAGCCAGAACCATCGTCAATATACGGACGAATAGAATATGTATTTCCAGATGCCGTAGTCTTGCAATTAATGACAAATGAATAAGTAGCCCCCTGCTTGACTTGAATTGCCGTTTGCCCACTTATTCGTGCCCATGATTCGCTAGATGATGTACTAGCTGTAAGGGCGATAGTCACTAAGGCATTTCCATGACTAGAAAACATCCAATCTTCGTTAAAAATACCAGCACCAAGTTTGGCGAATTTTGTGAACATAGCCTCGGTAATAAGGTATTTGAAATCGGTAACCATAAGTTCCCAATCGGAATTACTACTAGATGGGCGGTTAGTGGAATTAATAGAGTATGTGCCATTGTCACCTACCCACACCCAATACTTGTTGTTATACATGAAATACGGGGTTTCATAGTCGGTTACCTCAAACGAACCACCATCACTTTCATTCCACTCACCAGCATAATAGAAATTTTTTCCCATTTTGCCGATGCTACCTTTTTCGCCACTTCGCGTAATTGGAACGGTTAGTATAGCAATAATGTCATCACTAGTTGTGGCATTTGGAGTGTTGCTACTAAGACAAAATTCAATAGCACTTTGACTACTATATGCATCAACCTCAATAACACCATTATGCTTTATAAAATATGCGGTAGTTCCAGTGCCGCCAGTCCAATCCCAACCTTCCGTTGTGTATGATGAAGCAATCGGCACTCCATTTTGGTTAAGCCTACGGAAATACAAGTTGTAGCCATCAATGGTAAGCCCAGTGCCTTGCACGTTTGTGCCGTCATCCTTGTCTTTGATTTCTTCGCCAACAATTTTCATGTAGCCGCAAGAAATGTTCAATGAACTTGGCACAAACGTTTCACCATCATTGCCACGAGAAAAGTTCAATGCGGTTGCTGTGGGTAGAAGTTGGTAAGCCACCGCAGCATCACCATCCGCGCCCTTTGAAACCTTTGTAATGGGAATTGTTTCCGAATCAAGAATTTCATTGTTTTCATCAAGCAATGCCACACGATATTGCGTCAATGAAGACACGTCGGTTGCCACAAAATACCAATAATCGCCACTAGAACTATAGCTTGTGATTCGTGTGCCAGACGTTGAATTTCCTTGATAGTAATACAGACCATAATCGGCTGGTATTGCAGCCGTTATTCTTTGTCTTTCACCTGTTATCGTAGTCTTATAAACTTGTATTTGGATTTGCTGTGGTGTAGATATTGTGTCGGTAGAATATCCTAATGCGTTAGGGTTGACAATGATTTCGTATTTATCTACACCAACGAGCTTTTTGAGGGTTAGCTTTGCACGATATTTAACCCCTAAATAAGTTGCTTCAAGAACGGCATATCCAGATGTTGCCGTCATGCCAGTAATGGTCATCTTTCCATTCTGAATAGATGTGCTATAGGTACAGCCATATGATTCAACAATTGACCATTGCGACACTTGGCTTGTGACATCATTGCCATTGTCATACATGTAGCCTTGTGAAATAACATTGCCGCTAACGGGTGTTTCGTCATCACTAGAACCATACAACATGGAATCGTTTTCATTGTCAAGGTCAAGGAAAATGGCACCTGCACCAGCCTTATTTGCCGCAACCGTAATAGATGCGTATGCCGTGTATTCTTTGCCATCTTTAGTGCCTTTAACCGTAATGCCATAAAGACCTCCAAATGCCGATTCTGGCGTGCTAATATTTACAGAAATCGTTAACACAACAGCCCCATTGTCGATAACATATGTTGCTGTGCTATAAATAGGCTTTTGTATTGTAACATTTGTCACATCAACTTGACTGCCACCTACGAATAATTTTATGGTGCATTGCTGCGAAGATGTCGAGGTCGCAACCCCATCGTTGTTTGTGTCAAAAAGCAATATGGATTGCGAACTAGTCACATAAGGAGCGTCGCTACCTTTTACTTCAGACCAATCATATTTCGTACCATCAGATGAGTCAGCCCCAGCATTGTCATCAACATAAACACCCATGTAACGAAATTCTTCATTAGGCTCTTTTGTTACAACGAATGTTGACGGGTATTTTTTGCCAGTTTGTTGGTCGGTTAAATCAAGTTCGTTAGCCCAAGCAATGTGGATGTAACTTGACACGCCTGGTTCTCCCCTAAACACACCGACATCTTGCCATGATGAACCATTCCATACCCACAAGTGACCATCACCATCATAAACATAGCAATCGCCCACGTCGGCAATATCGCCACGCTCTTGCCATTGCCCATTTTGATAGATGTAGATGTATGGACTTGACGTGACGATAGCAAGGTCGCCGTTGTTTGCGGTTGACGGAAGGCTTGAAACATTACCTACAACGGCAACAACAGAGCCTTTAACGGCAATACCCGTTCCATCCTCACCAGTGATTCTTGTGTAGTAGATAGCACCTGCGTCGTATTCCTTTGTGCTATCATTCCATGTCATTAATTGGTCTTTTAACCAAAGGTACGGCTTGCCCGATGTTGCGGTTGGAATGGAACGTGACCAAACGGCATCGGACGGAGGCGTTGTTTGCGAATTAGTTGAAGCATAAGCCGACCAGCTATAGAATTGGTCATGGTAGTATGGCACTGGTGAACCTTCGCCACTACTAAGTAGCTTTGTCCAATAGGGCGAATTGTCTTGCGGCTCGTAATACCTCAATGTAGAGCCACTTTTAACGGGTTGGTGTTGTTCGCAACGCCATTTGGCTTGATTGTGCCATACATCATGCGTTTCCCATTGTAGGTTTACGGGATTGTACTCGTTGTGAAGATATTCTTGCCCGTCTACCCATTCGCCAACATCAACATAGTTGACAAGCGGCGCTCCATTGATGTCTACCTTGATAAAATCGCCGACAATAACACCTTGTGCATACAAGTAATCACGTCCCTCAATAAGACGCTCCTTGATAGCCCAATTGTTGATAAAATCAGGAATAACGCCAAGCGTTGTTCCATAGTTCCATTCTTCAAGAATCGGCTTGTTGACACCCGTTAGCTTTGAAATACGACCGTCAGAAACGGAAATAGAAAAAAGTCTTTGTCTACGTTCCACGCTAGCCTTTTGAGCATCGGTAGCGCCATCGGGCGCATCCTCGCAACCAAACCTAGCAATAGTCATCAATTCGCATGGCGGGAAATTCCTTTGTGCTGGAACATCTGAATCACCATAAAGGACTACAACAATTTGGTTTCTACCAACGGTTTCTTCGGCAAGTGACGGGTTGACAACACGCATCCATGATGTGTAGTATTTGTTTTGTCCATCTGCTTCAACACATTGCGCTTCGGTAATATCACTTACATTACCATAGTTTGCTGCCAACGTGTTGATAATTCCTTTGACAATATTTCCTTCTTGTTGCGACGTAAAGTAACCTTCCCACTTTTCCTTTAGTGTTAGAATGTAGTACGTTACATCATTGACTACTTTCTCTTTGACGTATTCAATTTGGTCATTGTCTGTGAACAATGTATCACCCTCTTGTGCTTGAAGACGATTGATAAGCAATTCCACAACCTCCAAGTAGGAACGGACGCGAAGACTTTCTAATTCGCCATTACCAAGTTGGTCTATTCGCCATCCACGGCCAGTACCATCCATGCCAGAAACAAAGCCGTTGGATTTGATTTCGCTATGCAAGATTATGTTGCCAATAGAATTCAATCCTTGTTGGAATGTGATACGACCAAGAGCAACGTCATCAACAATGCGTGATAGCTTGCCATTCATGGCATCAACATAGTCACCAAGATAATATTTTTGGATTTCTGCTAATTGCACACGAAGGCGACTGACATCTTCCGTTACTTGTCCAATTTGATTGAGAACAATTTCAACATCATCGGTGAGCGTGATGTCATATTGCGGCAATACACTTTCACCGAACTTAACCGTAAGCTGCTTGATATATAGTGCCATCGGTGGTTCGTTGCCAAATTGGAATCGCACAATAGTGTTGTTTCGCATTTGGCGAAGAATGCCAAGGTGTGTGGCAAGGAAATGCTCGTCAAATTTCAAAGGGTAGTCGTAGTAATACACATTGTTTTCCAACATGTATTCACGCATAGCCTCATCTAGTCTTTCCTCAGCGTTTGTGATGTATGATGTAGGCAATGATATACCAAGAATCACAAAGTCATCGTCCGCTTTCGGATATTGGTATGTGTTAGGCATTAATATGCCAAAAGTATTGTTGTCCTTTTGAACAATAAGTGTGATAGAACCGTTTTCGCTATTCGGGTACTTATTAATGTCGCGAACGTGACCGTCATCGTCGGTTGTATGTGGAATCGGGTCGAAAACGCCATCGACATTAAAGAAATTCTTCTTGTAATCCTCCCAATCTACTTGCACTTGGAATGTGCAGCCAATGCATGCACCACTACGCATGGCAATAGACATTTCTTCCGTGATAGATGCACAAGCGTAAATGTCAAAGTCAAGACGCGGCAATGTTAGCTTAAAATAGCTTTGCTTATAGTTGCCGTCATCATCCATTGTGTCATCCCAAACAACGGGCGGAACTGCATGCGCATCTTTTAGAACGATGTATTCAAAGTTGCTATTGCTAGAAACATACTTGATGTAGTAATATGTTTCATCGCTAGTCATGTCTAGTTCGTAGCCGTATGTGCCGCCATTGAAAGAGTCGTGGTAAGTTTCCGTACCATGGTTAATTTCGTCAAGAAGTGTTGTTAGCACATCATGCTCCCGTTGTGGCGTGTTGTCGCCATCAATAATAGCATTGATGTATTGTTCAAATGTGGAGTATGAAATGTATTTTTCTGCTGCTTCATCATAAGGCGCAACACTTATAATTTTTGCCGTTCCAAGTTCTGGCTTTATCTTTTCAAATTCGTGTATTTCGCAAGACGGGGCTAGCGGATTAATCTCGTTTGGATAAGTGCCGTCCGCATCATAGTAGTCTACAAGTTCAATGTTAGGATTGAAATTCGCGGCAAAAGGATTTACCTTTTTGTTCACCCTATCCGTGTAGACACTAGGCATAAGGTGGTTTCTTTGGAACGGGTGCTTGATTAGTCTTACATGCCTACCACCAACAATGCCGTCATAGATAGGATATGATGTTGCCGAAACAAGTTCGCCACCAATGCTTATTTCTTGAACACCAGGCGTGTTGTTCAATGTGTATTCCCATGATTGGTCACCTTGCCAAATAATTTGTGGGTAGCCATAGGGAATGTTGTTTTCACTACCATAGCCAACAATGCGTGTAACTATCTTGTTGTTCTTCGGTGTGCGAGAATTATTCTTTAAGCCGACGCCTTTTCCGTAGTGGAAAACAAAGGGCGTTTCGGTTGGGTCACCATGCGAATCTGTTTCATAGATTTCATTGCTAGGCAAGCCAAAAAGAATCAAAAACTTTTTGTTGTTACCATAAGCATCGGTCTTATCTATCACAAAAGGCACTTCCCACGTGTCGTAAGCGGTTTTTAACGCGTCGCTTATAAAGTTATTGTCGAAAGAAAGAACGTCGCTTAGAACGAATCTTTTGGCTTGCACGCCACTATCATCACTAATGGCTACTACCCATTCCGTGTTTTCAAGATTCTTGTTTAGCTTTGCAACATAGTCAACAAGTGAACCCATCCAACTAAAGTTGCGATTCTCGGAAAGATACCTTGCTTCATCGTTACTAACCGCAACATCAGTAAAAGGAATGCTTGATAGCATATACATCGGGTGGTAGAATTCAAACGAGTATTTGGTCATGCCACGCAACTCCGAATTGTCGCTAACAATGCCTTCCTTTACAATTGTAGGTGGATTTACCAATGAATACTTAATGCCATTGTAAACGACATATTCTTGCATTGATACATCTAAGTGGTTGTTAATGTAATAGACATCACCAGTGATTTTGTCACCCAATGACATTACTACACTATCAACTACCGACTTTCTTAAAACAAGATTGTGGAACGGCGTTTGCACACCGTCCACATCCTTGTATATCTGGAAATTTTGGTTTAAACCGAATGAACTTGTTTCCATAAAATCAACTTAATAATTGCAAAGATAGCAAATAATCCACAAATAAGCAAAGAAATGTAGCACCATTTTGGAATTACTTTCTTTTCTACAATTTCTTTTTTCACTTGCACTTGGATAGAATCACGGATAATCGTGTCGGTTTTTTCAACAATTTTGTCTTTCCATTGTACGCTCTTGACATACTTGACATCAAACACGGTGTCACCACGCATAAACACATTATGTTCAATGGTGTCACGGGTGATTTCCCTTAACGTGTCATGAACATAATGCATTCTATCCTTAACAACCTCCCTATCTACATATTCGATTTTGGTTTTGGTTGCACAAGATAGCACCATGAATGCTATTGTTATAAATACCAATGCTTTTTTCATATTCAACACCATTTTAATGCCTTTTTACCTATTATTAGTTACTCTGAAACACGTTATAGATTCAACCCTTTTACAAGTTGATGCCACCACGAAATCAAGCCTACGGACTGGTTGATACTATTTGTTGCAGTCGGTCCGAGGATGATAGGCTTCGCATTAATGCTCTTGCACATTGTCACAAGTTGCGCCATCTTCGAAAGCCAAATATTTGCATCCACGCTTGCCGTGCGGTCATTGATATAGTATTCGAGGATGATGTAGTCGTAGTGCTTGCCACTCTTGATGATGTCAGCCATCTGCTCAATGCCGTAACTTGCCGTCATGTTGCTTTTGCCGTAGTTGTCAATCTCAACACCGAGCAGGCGCGACAACTCCTTTGGCAGATAGCAATAGCCTCCAGCCTGCTGACCATTGGCAAGCGTGTCAATGGTGTTATACGTGTTATCGCTTTCAACCACACCGCTGGTAGTCGGGAATTGAGTCCATGAATCACCGATGATAGCAATCTTGTCGGTTGTCTTAATGGTGGGAACGGCAGTCTTGCCTTCGGCTGCTTGATATAAGCGAATATCGGTTAGCAACATAACGGTTAGTGCTGCATCGGTCAGCGTAAACCTTACAGATATATGCTTTTGCAAGTCGAGGTTGTCGCAGGCAATCTTTCCCTCGTTGCTATTGGCAAGCATTGTGTTATATACTGACACACCATTTGCGAGTACATCCACGCGAATGTGCCCCGTCCTTGTTTCATCTATATAACAACCGCCCGTGATTTCCACATAGCCGTTACCAAGACACCCGTCGCTCGGTAGGTCAAATTCAACCCACGTTCCTTGAGTGTTCTGAACGAACGCAAAATATTTTAGGGCGCAAGCGCGTATCTTGTCGTATTGGTTGTTTTGCAGTACGCCAGCATGGGCTGAAATTCCACTTGCGAGCGTTCCCGTAAATTTTGCTTGGTGATACCTCGGAACGGCAATGACATTCATGTCCGTATCATAGAGCAGTCCCGACTTGTAGTAAGGTGCAGAAGAGTTGACTCCCTGCTCCGTGAAATGCAAGCCGTATACAAGGTTGTCTTGCTTGATGCTGCATCGTGCGTGGATTGCCTGCGCGATATAGTTTGCATAGGCGAGATAGCCGAAAGCAGAAAGGTGCTGCCCCATACCGCTATTATTCGTATCATACACTCCTTGGCATTTCACGACATCCGCAAGGCTCACATCATCGTCATATCCTTTCTTTCGCAGAATGGTCAGCACGTTGCCCGAAATCGTGAAGAGGTGGCAGGTATAGTTCCCGTTGCTATGCTTCACGGCTACAAGTCCTTCCGTGCTATCGAAAGATGCGGCATCAGCCGATGACACACTGATAGTGTCTGCCGTTGCCGCGGTAACGTCGAATATGTCCTTGCAACTATTCTTGCACCATCCGAGAGGCATCGAGCCATCCACGATGATTGCGCTCCGTGTTTCCTTTCTCTGCTTGATGTTCTCCGCTACAACAAGTGTGTCAGCGTTAATATATTGCAAAGGCACTTCCGCCTTTTCGCCCACAAAGCAACTAATTTGTTCCCTATATACTACCCAAAGCAGATAATTGCCAGCAGGGATAACGGCTTCACCCGAATTGCCAGAAGTAGCCACAAGCGTAACCTGCGTGTTTGCAGATGGAATCGAGGAATGGTATGCGACGCTTTCAGTACTCTCGCCTACGTTATACCGAATTGTGGTGTCTTCCGTTAGATATTTATAATTAATCGTATAATTGTTTCCAGCATACACTTTGCTATTGCTCGAAGCAATGTAGTAGTCAACAAGCGAGCCGTCGGGCACTATATTGGCATATTCAGTCTTCTGACCCTTGCCTGCTTGAATAGCCGAATAGATGGCAGCACTTGTGACGGGTGCGGTGGATTCCTCCGTTACTTCGTCCTCAACGTCTGAAGGAAAGAGAGGTGTTTTCACGACTATCGTTTCAACCTGCTGGGTCAGCGCAGCACCTGCGGGTTCGTTTCGTCCCCATCCAAGCCAATAGCCAGCAGGCACGGTCACCTGCCCACTACCCGAAGTAGCAACAACTGTGTACGTTCCATTTTTTGCAGGTTTGGTTACGCTTAACACGATGCCAATACTGCCGCCTGTTATTGAATAGGAAAGAGTCGTATCTACGGCAAATTGTTTAAGATTCACTACAAGCGTAGAACCTCTGCTTGCGCCATAAATTCGCCCATTTGAGGCAATGTATGCTTCCGTAATTCTGTCATCATATACTTGTGTCACATCTTCGGTCGTTTGCGACACCTCAACCATCTCGTCGGTAATAGGCTTCACGTACTTGTGCGCCCATCCGCTCATAATGCCCTGCGTACTTCCCGCTACTGGCTCTTCATCTGCAAGGTAATGAAGCGGCAACGCCGTCGCAGCCGTTCTTCCGTTGCCCATGATGTAGCAGTCAAAGTTCCCTTGTCCTGCCGCATTCATGGAGTTGTCGCTGCTGACAAGAATATGCTCCCCTGCCGCTGGTGTTCCGAGTTGTGATAACTTGGAAAGATTGCATCTTTTCGGCTTCGCCGCTGAACCAATTATTTGTCCCATATCTTAATATATTCTTTTAGTAGACCACAAACTAATAACACTTAACTCAATAATAAAATCCCCCCTCAATGGCATCGTAGACACCTCCACTCTGCACGGGGTTCGTACTGTTCTTCGTCGGCACAGCATCAATAGTAGTGATACTACTGCTTCCTGCCGTGATGATGATGTCACCACCACCAGTGATGCTTGCACCATTGATAGTGGCAAAGTTAGCCGTAGGCGTATAGCCTGCCAGCGCAGCCACGTCAGCCTTACCGCTGATGTCCTGATGGCTCTGCAACGCCGTGTCTGCCTTTCCAAGACTCGTCTGCACGGCACTTGCCAAGTCCGTCTTCGGAATCCCCGTGGAAGGCTTCTGATAAGCCGTTGCACCAGCACTTGCCCCACTACGGATAGTTGCCAAGTCACTAATCACATCCTGCTTACCTGCAAGGCTTTGGTGCTCAGTAAGCACAGTGCCAAGATTCACGTTTCCAGATGTTCCTTTGGAAACACCGTTCATCGTGATGCCAGTGATGGTACCAGTATTCGTAGTAAAACCACTGTCATTCTCCAGCTTAGAAACCTTTGTTGGAATTGTTAGAGTAACATCACCCGTCTTACCATTAACACTTGTTACTGGCTCATTAGGAATGCGACTGTCATGGACATCTACATTCGTATTGTTTACTTTTATTTTATCTAAGTATGCCATAATAGTCTTGTTTAATCGTTACTACCACCAGAAGCAGGAACTTCGTTTGGTGAATATATACGTACCATAGCAGGTATTGCCCCATCACTTATCCTACCAAGTTTACCTGTAGCAACTGTTTTTGCTGCTCCTAAACTTGGAGCAGTACCATTGCTACCACTAATAATAAGAGTATGCTCATCATTACCAGTACCCATTGCAAAGCTCCATGTAGAAGCACTACCCACAGATGTTACATTTGGAACATCATCAGTTTCTGGGTAATAGTCAAGAAGCTTTGGCTTATTATACAAGTCTTTATAGCTGCCACTTGTTGCCACCGTTGCTAAGTCGTTAGAGTTAGCCTTTGAAGCAAGCAGACCATCCACTTCACTCTCCGTATAGAAGTTATCCCTCAGCAAGTCTGCCGAGATAAGCCTTCCAGTTGTTTCAGTTCCAGCATCAATCTTCGCCTGAGTGAGTGCCGAGTAGGTAGTGTTGTTATCCGTGCTATGCCCCAGGAACACCCAGTATGTGCCGTCATACATATAGTTGATATACCTGTTGGCATAGCCAGCATAAGCACTCTTCGCAGCAGCCAGTACAGCATTGTTATACCAAATCCTGATGGCTCCCGTGTCATTCACGTTCAGCTGTGGAGTAGTACTTGTCGAAGTATTCGTAGCAGAGAACTTCACGGAGATAAGCGTACCCACAAGTGGCTTGCCTTCAGCATCAAGAGGGAAATCCTCAACATTGCATATCTTCGGATTTGTGGCAGCAGTAGTAGAGCAGGAACCCACGTAGACCCTTGCAGTAGGATGGGCCTCCAGGTCGCTCTTCTTGGCGAATGTGCCCTTTGTCTTCTCCCATAGGTATGCGAGCCTATTTTGTCCTATAAAATTTCCCATAAACTTTTTGTTATTGTAATTTTAAGTCACGGGATAAGACGTGGTGTTATGTCCAATTGTTTGTCGCCTCATCCATTTCGTCGGTAGACATTTCACTTATGCCACCATCATTTAGCTTGATGTAGGTAGACCCACCCCAACGGAATTGTGTGTTTGCCGTATAGGTTGGATTTGTGGCATTTGGATAGTCCGCCATAAGAACGTAAATCTTTCCAGACTCGGGTGTGATAACGCTTGAACCAGCCGAATCGCTTGCAAGCCATGTTGACGACAATTCCGTTTGACCGCTACGGGCATAGGCTTCAATGACATCATCCACATAAGACGGAAGCTGCTCCGAAGGAATCTTGCCACTTGCATTTAGCGATGCAACACCGTTAGCCGCGCCTTTTGCACTTGACGGAATAGCATTGCTAGCCGCCGTAAGTTTGTTTTGAACCGCATCTGCAAGTGCAGATTCTGGAATACCCGTTGACGGCAATTGGTAAGCAGTAGCGCCCGCCGCAGCACCACTACGAATGGTGTCAAGGTCGTCAATGACGGCTTGCCGTGAGGTGTCCGTTGGGTGTCTATGGTCACCGCGAGCGAAAGCAGTTTCCGTACCAACGGCAGCAGTTCCATCCATTTTAGGCGTAGTAGATGATGCAGATGCGCCTTCTGGCACATCATCAATAGTAATAAAACCCGAATCGTTGGTTAATTGTGATGTTTTACCAGCAATCACCACTGACACATTGCCAACTGTAAGCGTTTTCACGTCATTAACAACTGTGATTTTCACAAAATTGGCTAAAAAAGCCTTTATTTGTGTCCATGCATAGGTTAAACCCGATTTTCCAATGTACTTTGCCATTTTCTTTGTTTTTTTGATTATGTTTAATTAAATATATCTTTGATTTCCGAAATAGTCAATTCTTTATCAGCGATTTCTGGGTGATTAGTAAACCAATCCTCAAACATTGGGTCAACCTCCTCCTCCAAAAGATTCAACTCATATTCATTTTCGACATAAATAGCGTTATCATTTTGCGCAAGGAATTGAACTCGTAATTTTGCCGACACACCCAAGTTGTGCATGAGGCTAATGCCACTATAGCCAAAGGAATTGTAGAACGCATAAGCTAATGACGGCATAAAATGGTCAACCTTATCCTCCCACATCAAGCACACAACCTTGTTTTCTAGTATAGGCGCAAGCAATTCGTCATAGGAAAAGTTGAAATAGCTTTCTTTCCCGTTTTGCGGATTGTTATCTATCCACCTATCACCGCACCCACGAAAGAGTACAAAATCATCGGTCATGTTGTCAATCTTGTCCAGCAATCGTTTGACATCATCGCCCGTTCTATCTAGTTCATATCCTACCTTTGCCATAACTGCTTATTTAATTTCTATTAACAAGAAGATAACCACCATCTATTGTGAGCAATGGTTGGTCTATTACCCAAAGAACTTCCATGTCACCACCCAATGATGTTGCGCATATTAAGCCAGCTTCAATGATGATTCCGCTATTTAATGGTTCAACATCAATATCAAGAAAGTCTGGTTGCTTTGTTAGAACGACAATAAGACCATTGTCAATGTTTTCCGCATCAACAACGATTCCATTTTTGTTTTCCGTTTCAATAGATATTCCGTTATCTATTGGCGTGAGTTCTAGTGCAAGGCATCCAGCTATTTCTACCATGGGTGTTTGATTTTACAAAGTTCTATACGTCCTACTTCGCGTCTTATTCCGCTCGTAAAGTCCGAATCATTGACGCGTGCTTTTACGACCATTACAAGTGTGCCACTAGGGAATCGTTCGGAATCTACAAGAAGAACATGTTGTTCGTTTTCATCATCGTAAATGATATTTTCGGAACCAACTTGCTCTTTCTTTGTGCCACACACAAGCCAAATGTCGAAATTATCCAACAATTCCTGTGTACTTTTTGCTTTTACCCTAAAAGCAAATTTTAGGTCTGTGCCAATCCAATATCTATCAAGTTCATCCATGTTTTTTCACTTTGTTAGTAATAAAAAATATCCTCCATCATCTGTATAACGCTATCTGGTAATTGTTCAACTGGCACTTTCCCATCTGTATCTAGTGTGGCAACGCCATTAGCTTGCCCACGCCCACTATCAACAATATTGTATGTAGTGCCTTTTACCCTTGCTTTGCTTACGTTTGCCATACTACTTTATTGTTATATATACCTTTTCTTTTCTATTACGCGCTAGCGTAAGATACTTGTTCATAAGCATTGCGAATGCCTGTCGCGAATCTAGAACCATGCCGACTCTTTTGTTGTAGCCTACCAACGGGCAACCGTCTGTGTCACTTTCCTTGTTTCCAATGTGAATGCGCACGCCAACAAAGTTTGGCACATTGCTAATCAATGGCACACATCCGCCACATATTGAGCGATAAGGCTCTTTGCTGCCGAATTTGGGCGAATAGTTGTTCAACACCACTTCGTATCGCCCACATGGGATTGCAGTCTTTCCTGGGATTTTAGAGCCGCCAAAATGGATTCTATCATAGTCTTCTAGCGTGTCACAAACTTTCTTTCCATTGACATATAGGTTGCCAATGGTATAGGTAGGTTTGCGTGCTATCCTTTTTAATAGTAATTCCATTATTCTTCCTCCTCTTTTTTCTTTGATTTCTTGGTTTTATTTGTGAGAGATTCGATGCGCCTTCCTTGCCTAGCCATTTCTTTGCGAATGTCTAGAATCACTGTTTCAAGATGGTTTATCTTTTCACGCAATTCTCTATTTTCACGTCTAAGTTCCTCATTTTCTCTACGAAGCAAATCCCTATCATTACGAATGAACTCACAAGAACGCTCCAAGTCGGAAATAGTGTTTTGGTACACATGTTGTTGTGATTCCCAAGCATCACCATAGGCTTTCATTTTGTTGGCTCGATAGTACACAAACCAACCGCCTCCGAAAACCAATGTGGCAATACTTAATCCAAATTCAAGCCATCCCATACGCGTTCCCTCCTAAGAATTAATTGTTACAGGTTCAATGTCAACAACTTTTGTCATATTGTCAACAATCTCATTATTTCTATTCACGGCAATATTATGCGCCTTGTCTGCGTTTTGTTGCGCAAGTGCATTGTCACGAGTAACGATAGCACCACGTTCGCGCATGACCCTATCAATTTCATCGGGTGCTGCATCGGGACACCTTTCAATGATAGTTTGCGTTGACAAGTAAACACCTTCCATTGATAGGTTCGTAATTTTGGTGTTGTTGGTTTCAAGCGACCAAGGAATGATGTTTGCACCAATCTTCAACTGTGCATACTTGCTTACACCATTTGTTTCTAGGTCAAGTCCCTCTTGGTGCAGGCGAACCATTTCGTTCACATAGTTCTTCCAATCTAGCGCACCTTGTGTGGCAAGTGCATAGTCGTTAGACATTGCCAAAGCAATACCATTACCACCACTATTACTCGTTGTAATATCTTTTGGCGTGATGAATGACGTAGAACTAAACAAAGAAATCTTTTCTTCCAACGTCTTTAAGTAGCCGTCCATTGTCTGCGGCTCTGGGAAATCCAAAATCTTTGCGTCTTGTTTGCCGTTTGTGGTATCACTAGAAAGGTTGATGACCAAAGTGCTTGAATCGCGCTTAAATGATTCGGTGTCCATGTCACCAATAAGAACCAAAGCAAACGTACCGAAACGCTTTAGGGCAATAGCTTGAATGTTTGCCATAAGTTCCCACATTTCAATGGTGCTTTCTGCATATTCCCATGCCACCTTTCCGCGCTTGCAAAGCAACGGGCAACGCGAGAAACCATGAACCTCACGTTCGATTTCCCATCCATTTGCGCTTTCTTTTGTGCGATAATGGAACTTTGCATCATAGGTGTCTATGACGCGTTGACCGTCCACCTCATAAATCAATGAACGTGCAACCTCAAGTCCGTATTCGTCATAGTTTGGCACGATTTGGTAGCCATCTTCATATGAATAATCACTAATAACATACCTACCTTGCTGCTTGTCATAAGAGAACAATGTGGCACAATTACCAAGTTGCTTGCATGTGTTGATAGCCATGTAGCGATTCCACTCACAACCGCGCCAAAGCCACTCTTGCTTAATTTCGCTAAACACTTGCTTTTCGCTATCATCGGGATTGATGTTGCAAAGATTGAATTCAAGAGGGTTGACGGTAAGGTTTCGCGTGTGCGCCGAATGAATGAGCTTTTGGAATGCCGCCGTTTGTGTTAATTCCATCATGTTTGCAGGCATTTCCATTCCATCAAGAACGACCTTGATGTGTGGAATTGTCTTGTTCAAAATGATGTGGTGCAAGTCAGGTCTATATTCCGTTATATAGGTGTCTTGCGAAATTGGGTGTAGTGTAAGGTTGGCAAAACCAGTTTCAATTAAGGCATTGTTTTTAATGTCACCACCTTCGTACCCGTGACTATTCAAGCTACCGCCACGGGTGAAAGGTTTCATTACCATTAGCCTTTCGGGGTTTTCCAAAAACCATTTTATATCATGTTCGCGTATCATATATTACTTAAAACATTTAATATTTCGCTTGCATTGCGTATTCTTTTCCGTTGTAATCGCGTATCTACCATGTCCGTGTCCACATGTAGCATTGACAACATATCTTGCGATTGTAGGGCTTTTCTTGCCACACCAGCATCATCCCTTAACATGCGATAGCAATCATAGCAAGTAGCACCACAAAGCATTATCAAGTTGTCGGTAAGGTCTGGTGACATTCCCTTTAATAGCTTTTTCTGCTTTTCTTTTTCAAGAACCGTGATGCGACCGTTTGGTGTCCTATCGAATTGGAATATAACACTTTCAAATTTCATGTGACGAAGAATAGATGTAGCACCCTCGCGTTTCATGTTTTGATGAACGTATCGCATGTTGGCAAGATTTGGCGAGTAATGAACAAGACCACCAAGAATCATTTCCATTGCGATGTGTGCTGCCTCGTCTTTCAACGTCTTGTATTGTTGCTTGCTACGTTTGCTTGGTTGCGATGCGCCAGAAAAGCACATTGCCCGTGGATAGCAATCACGAAGAAATCCAAAGCCTTGAACATCAAGAATCATTTCCTTTTCTTGTAGTTCGTGCCTATCTCTAAAATCGGTTATCATCATTACGGCTTCGCGGTTGCTATTCTTTACCGAATATTTGATGTCCTTACAAACGAACCCGTAATGTGACCATAGTTCCCAATATTTCATAACGAGATTGTCAAAACCAGTGGTTGCCATGTCAACCGTCATGAATCGCTTTAGCAATTCCGAATTGTGTGGAATTTCACTAGGGACAAACATTCGTTCAATATCGGTTGTTGTTACTTGTGTATTTACCGATTCTTCTTCGTACTCGTCATCCGTAAGGGAATAGTTCCAATTAGCGGAAAAAGATGACTGTGCTGTAGCAGAATTTGCTGCAAGACCACGATATGCCTTGTTCTTGGACAACATTTTCTTGTTATCACGAACATCAAAGGAATAAAAGACCATTGAAAGAATAAAGTCCTCGTATGACATATCGGGGTCGTGAGCTATCAAGGAATCAATGTGTTCCTTGCATTTTTCGTAAACTTCTTTCTTTGTTCTACCGAAGTACGTCTTGTTTGGGTCACCATCTTGCATGTTGAAGAACATCACAACACCGTCCATGCTTTTATCAATAGACCCATCATCATTAATCCACCCGCCACCATGAATGCCTTTTCCGCATAGAGTGCGCAAGAAGCATTCGCGTTCAGGGTTTTGGGCGAGATATATTTGCGCCTTGCCAGAAGCGTCGGAACGCAAACGCGGCATGAATGATGTTACCGTGCGCCATTCAAACTTATTGCATTCGTCAAAGATAAGTTTCTTTGCCTGTAAACCTTTTGCAATCTTATCAATGACTACTGGGTTTTCGTTGTCAAGTTGTTGGAATTTGATTTCACTACCATTGTACCATTTCATACCCATGTCGGTTTGGTTACGAATGATTTCTCCAATAGGGTCATGCGGTTGTTTCTTGATAGTTCTATCAATCAACGGGTACATTTTCTTTAGCGTGTCGTTTACCTTACCTGCGCCCCAAAAGTCACTAATGTTACGCATAAAGCAAACTATCTTTGCATTGTCGTTTTGCGCTAGATACCCAGCAGGCGCATAATACAACGCAACCGATTTGCCGCCACCAGTGTTGCCAGTAAAGCAAACGATGTCTGCATTAGAGCGAATGGCATACTTTTGGTTGCCATCCTCCAAGGGAGCTAATACAATATCGTTTTTCTTTCTAGCCATAACTAAATGTTCTTTTACTACAATGGTGACTTTATTCCAATGCAAAGTTAAATTGCACACAATGCTATATATAGAAATTTGGTTTGTTTGTTTTACTATTTAGACTAATTCCAAACAAGAAACAAACACATTATTTCTTTTTGATGCACGCATGTTGCTATATTTGCACAAACTTTTTGTTTTATTTTTAATAGGAGAGAACTATGACCAAAGAAGAAGTTTTGCAGAGAGCAAACGACTATTGTAACGAGAGAAGTTACGACAGCGAAACCCTTACGGACGATTTTAAAGACAAGTTTGCGGATTTCTTTGTAAAAAGGCATCCCGACGCAGGAATTGATGACGATGGCATTGTTGACGAGTTAAAATTTAATCTTGACACGGCACGAAGCGCAGCAGTCAAAGGTCTTGCTAGACAGCGAACAAGTTTTGAGTCAAAAGAGAATGACTTTAAGCGTCAGATTGAGGAGTTAAGCAAAAAAGCCAGTAAAGAACCGAAAAAAGACAATGATGAACCGAAAATTCCGAAAGAATTGCAGGAGAAATTGGATGAGTTGGAAAAGTTCAAGGATGCACAACGCAAACAAGACAAGTACAAGTCGGTTTTGGAAATGGCAAAGAAACGTGTTCGACAGGATTTGCACAAGTCGCTTGAAAACTACGCAGCGGACTTTGCAATCACGTTGGATGAAACTGATGAGGAGCAAGCAAAGAAGCTAACCACTCGCTTTCAAGAGATTTTCAAAGATAGCATTGGTGACATCAAGCCTTTAGCACCGAAACAGACAAACAAGCGTGATGAAGAAATCCTCGGACAGATTCCCAAGGTAAAAGTTTAAGTTAAACCAATTTATTAATTTTATGCAAGTAACAAATTTAGCCTATTTCTTTGAAACATCGCGCAAGGTGCGTGGTGGTAAGTGGGTTTGGGTTAAAGATAGCAATGGCGAGTCGCGCAAGAACGTGCTTCTCGGCGGCACTATTCTTAATCCGAACAAGGGATTTGGTCACTTGTGGGCTGCTCAGCTTGTAGAATACAAGCCTGGCGTAGGATGCTACATCTTCCGTTCGTTCGAGGTGATTTCCGCAAGTAGCACCACAATCAACATCAAGGCTGACGGTTATTCAGATGCACCCGAGGTTGGCATGCTCCTTATGGTAGCACCCAACGCCGCTACGGGTACTGGCCAGTCGGCAAAGGTGACCGCAGTAAGCTATGATGCAGCAAACGCAAAGTTTGTTGTGACCACGGACACGGCTCTTACCGCAAGTGCTGGTGCAATTCTTGTTGAAGCAGCAGGAACCGCCGCTAGCCAGTCCGCCGAGGTTCTCGTTAAGAACCCGAACACTTTCATTGAGGCAGACCGCGACCTCCTTCCCACCGAGGGATATGGTATCGAGAATGCCAACTACTCGATTAGCACCGTACATGACAAGGAAGCATGGGTCGCTCGCATGCAGCCGCTCCCCTCGTACGTTCTTGCCAAGAACCGTTCCTACATTGACGGCATTTTCTGGATTTAATTAAAGAAAGGAGAAGTAAAATATGCCTAACGCTTATAAATACGCATGGACACCCGATGAGGCTATTGAAAAGCTCTATCAGCGTGGCTTTATGGACGGAACAAACGTAGGTTTCCTCCAGACGCTTATTGACAACACTATCGAAATCGAAGAGAATTCTTTCTTCTGGCAGGAGCATTTTGCCGTAGAAGGTAACGAGTATGACGTTGAACTTGCCGACCTCAAGAAGAATCCCGCATGGACTGTTCGCCAACGCATCAACCGCGCCATTCCTATGGCAGACGCAATGGCTCCTCTGTCCGAAACGATGCAACTTGACAACGAGGGTTGGACGGAGAAAACGGGCTCTATCTACCAGTATGGTAAGGGTCTTTTCGAAACGTCTATGTCCAAGTTGGAACTCCAGGCTCGTCTTCGCGAACTCAACGCAAGCGACCAAAATCTTGTTGTAGGCTTTGTTCGTGGCGTTGCCGACCTTATCAAGTCGCACAACCTCCGCCTGTCGAACATGGCAGCTATGGTTCTTTCGCGTGGTGGTGCTTATAGCAACACAACCGCACTTACACAAGTTGGCGGTGGTACGGCTACCACACAAGGCTTTAGCGGTGTTATCACCAACCAAAATGCCTACATTCCCCTTGCCAACTACAAGACCGCAGGCGCATCGGTGTGGACAGCCGCCGCAGCCGACATCCCCGAGCAGATGCGCAAGATTGAGGAAGACTTTAAGAACGCTAATTACATCCCTGATGGCACTCCGTTCGAGTGGGATATTCCTTGGGATACCGTAGTGAATGTTCTTCTGAAGAACGCCGCTTTCATTGCCGAGGTCAATCGCTACATTGCCCTTTATGGCACGGACAAGGTGGTTATCGTTCAGAATGGTCAGTCCTCGACGCAGGTTTCTTCTATCACATGGGAGCAACTTGTTGAATATAGCCGTTCGCCGATTTCCAAGATTTCGCCGATTCGCATTGTTCGCGAGCAGCAAACCGTCCAAGGTATCACCACTACTACTACGGTTCGTGGTTGGAAGCCCAACACGGTTGTACTCCGTCCTCTTGGCATGGCAGGTGTTGTTGTTCACGCAAAGACCGCAGACGTTCAGCTCATGCAGTCGGGCGAGGTCAACAGCGGCATCCAGTTCTCGTTGGCAAAGGTTCAGAATTTCCTCTATGTGATTAACAAGGTCACACCGAATGGAATGTTGAAGTCCTATCACACCGACGTTATCGGTCGCTATGCACCCGTCCTCACCGAGTCGCCGTACCACGTTGTAGTGGACATTGCCACCGCAGACGCTTAAAATTTTGTTGTTGTTCATAATAAATGATTTAAGGTAAAGTGTTGTATGACCGTACTTGAATGGCTTGAAGCATCCACACGTTATACGTTTGATGAACAGACGTTTACAAAGATAGCACTCGATAGGGGTTGCAATCCCGATGACGACGTGTATGGTAGTAGTGTGACGAAGCAGCAAAGGGAACTTATGACTGCCGACATCATTTTTACTGCCGTGCTTTTAAGCCCTTCAAGTACATCGTCATTGCAACAATCACACAATGGTTATCAAAAGACCATTGGTAGTGAAACCGACTATTACCAAGACGACAAGATAACGTATGCGATTCGCATTTACAATCAATACCAAGATGATAGAGCCGACATCCTTGATAGTGTGAAGAAAAGAATCAAGTTTGTACCTATTGTTGACGTGGAAAGCCTATGAAAAGGAGCGAAATCTTAGAATATCCCTACACTGGCACAATCACAAGGGTTATCACGGGGACAGGTCGCAATCCCGACACCGAGGAATTACTTTACCAAGGTGTTATGGACGAACATCTTGTTACCTACAAGGACGGACGCACATTGCAGACGGCATCCTATGTGATTTCCATTCCGTTGACCAAAAAGGAAAATGGAGAATGGATAGTGCCATTGAAAGGTGACAAGGTTTCCGTTACCCGTTATGGTGAAACATTCACGTTGGTAGTAGATAACGCAGACCCTTCGCAATTGGGTGGTGTTAGCGTATTCGCGACAAGAACAAGTTGGTAGGAAGCTATGTCAGGAGGTACAAGAGTTATATTCGCAAAGAAAAAGGTGGAAAAAGCAATTCTTACACCTATCATTGCCGAACAAACACGAAGACTGATTGCCTATGCCGAAAGAACAATTGGTGTTATTGGTGCTAGCATAAACAACTATCATGGTGCAAACCACATGGATAGGACAGGTACATTACTAGATAGTCTATGTTGGGGTGTTTACTATGGTGGCAAAGCGAAAAAGGTTGGATATTACCGCAGTAGCGAGGCTTATGAAAATTCCCACCTACACGAATGGCAAACACCAAAAGGTGAGGAAATAGACGGCCACCTAAGAGCGGCAAAGTTCATCAATAGCTACAACCCACAAAGCCATGGATGGGAAGTGTTTTTTGCAGTGCTTGCACCTTATTGGGGATATTGGGAAAAAGGACACCGAAACATTAGAAATGGCAGATTCCAGCATTTTGCGGTGATGACGCAATATTATGATGTGGTGAAAAAAGACCTATCCCCCGCCAAAGTTACATTTAAAAACTATGTGCCTAGATAAGTAATATGACGGAACGATATTCAAGAATTGATATATATGATTATGTTTACAACCTCTTTTACGATGTTGTAACTAAGAATGTGTATTCAATGTTTGAGCCACAAGAACTTACGACTAGTGACACAAACGACGGCTTCCTTGTTATCCGAGTCGGTGATTTGTATGATGAAAGCGAGTTCACTTGTTCTGCTTACGGATGGGCGCGTGTTTATGTTGAGGCTTATGTCCCGCCACTTAGTCGCGGACGGCTTGATTACACCAAGTATCAGGAATACGAGGATGCTATAAATCTTGTGATTGCAAATGCGATTGGCAATGATGATGGTGAATTTAGCATACAAGAACAAAGCGTGTTGTCTATGGACACGAATGAAAATTCTAACGCAGACAACCAATTTTTCTTGTTTGTGAAATCTTTCATTGTAGTAATAAACAAATAACAAATAAACCAAACAAAATTTAGCAATTATGGCAAAGAGAACAACTTTGAAGCCTATTGAGTTGGGCTATCGCGCAGTAGGTTCTAGTGATGATTACACCAAGTTTATGGGCGTTCTGAAGGGTCTTACCATTGGTCAGGACGAACCAGATAGCACCGAGATTGAAGCCGAGTTCTACGATTCACCCTTCGACATCTTCTATCAGGGTAATCCCGTCACCATGACGTTTGAACTTGCAAACTACGACCTCGCGGAGCTTCCAGCAGTATTCGGTGGTTCTGCTACCGCCGCTACATCTAGCGCAGCCGACGAGTATGAGGCAGCCGTTGCCGCCACCACTAACGAGTTCGAGTGGAAACTTGACTTTAGCCGTGGTAATGCATCGCTTGTCATCTATCGTGGTCTTACCATCGGTACTATCAAGAAGGACGAGGATGGCGCACTGAACTATTCAGTTACCATTAGCTCGCTTGTCTACACAGATAGCAACGAGACAGACCACCTCTACAAGATTATCGGTAAGAAAACAAGTGCTTAAAAACTTTTCGTTTTCGTGAACGTGGGGAGCGTTTATTGGGGACACCCCAGTGACGCTCCCTTTTGTTTTCACGAAGATGTTGTATAAAAATTTAAACACGTTTACGAATATGAAAAAAAAGGAAAAGGAAATAAAAACAAGCGAACCAATAACGGAACTTCAAGACTTTCCCATTGACATCAAAAGGGACATTATTGACATCCTAAATGATACTCCTACCATTGTCAAGTTAGGTGATGGCGAATTTCGCATCCAAAATATGCGTTATTATTCGCTGTATCGCATTTGTAGGCTAGCATTGGATATGCGCCAAGCCGACGAAAATTTAGACGATGACAACAAAATTCTCACGGCATTATGCACCGACCTTGATGCCATGTGTGAGATTGTTGCCATTATTCTTTGTAACCATTTGTTCACGCCAGAAGGTAACATGACCAACGAGGAGGGGAAATCGCGCAATGACCATTATGTTTCCGTGATGAAGATGAAAGTGATGAATAGCACATTTGAGGTGAACCAATGGGCAGGAATTGTGCTTGCCGCCATTAAAAGCATTGACTTGTCTGGTTTTTTTTTACTCAAAAAATCGGTGAGTATGCTTACGGATTCTCTTCTGACGAGGAAGAAGAAGTCAATGGAGACAGCCTCACTGTTTACGGAAGCACAATCATTGCGGATGCAGCCGACTTCCTAAAGGTGTTCACGCAATACACGCTTGATGACTATCTATATCGGCTAAGTTGTGCAAGGATTCAATTTATGGCAATTGATAACACGCACACAAAGTATTTGAAAGGCGCGGACAAAAAGACGTGGAAAAACTACAAGGAGGCACTTGATTCACAAAAGCAGTTGGACAAGTTCTTTAACGGTCTTAATGCACCCGAACTTGAAGATGGCGAAGAATTCGATGTTCCGATTAAAAAGTAAAAGATATGCAAAACGAAGCGACAATCATTGTTGGAAGTTTGGACGATAGCCAGATAAAAAAGTCTATCCAAGAACTTGTGCAAGCGGTTGCTGACGGCACGCAAAAGATGAAACATAATTTTGACACAACGATTGACGGAATGTTGCAAAAAGTTCGTCAATTGAACAATGTCAAGATTGATGCAGGTAGTGCTAATGCAAACACGCAACAAATAGTGCAACAAGAACGCCTTACACAAGCCGTTAAAACCACTACCCAAACATTTGATGCACTTGCCAATGCGCAACAAAATGCCATGCGCCCGAAAAGCGCACAAGATAGTTTCTATGTCTTTGTTCAAAGCTATAGGGATAATCTTTCAAAGCTAAAAGCAGAGATTACATCAATGCCTGGTATTAGCCTTGATAGGCAATTTTCGGAATACCAAAGGTTTGAAAGACAAATAATTGAGGTGCAAAATAGAATTCAAGAACTACGAGCGCAACTCAATACATTGTATTCAAATCCTGACAGGTCAAGAATGGAGGTTAAAGCTATTACCGATGAAATTGACCTTTTGCAACAAAAAATCAAGCAATTAACATCGGAACAACTACAAAGCACTAGTAGGATTGCACAAGAAGAAAAGGCAGCACTTGCCGCAAAGCAAGCCGAATATGACAAGCAACGCCAAGCATTGCGCGAACTTACGGTTGAACAACGAAGCGCAACCGAGGCGTCAGCGGCGCAAACGTCACAAGAACAAAGAAAGACCGAAGAAATTAGGCGGCAAGCACAAGCCATTCGTGAAAGCACATCTTGGAAAGAAAAAGGCGTAGGCTACTATTCGACATGGGTCACCGAAGATGATGTACGCAAGTTGGCTTCTATGCCAATATATGCGAAATCAACATTATCCGTTGAGGAACAAATCCTTAAAATTGAACAGCAACTTGCCGCCGAAAGACAAAAGCGTGAACGTGCGTCACAAATTGAACAACAAAATGCGCAAGCAGAAGTTAGTGCAGCACAACAAAGGCTTGTTATTGAACAACAAATAACACAAGAGCAGCAAAAGCGCAATAAATACATTTCTCCAAATGCCGAAATAGGTAATCAAGGCGCATTTAACAACATGCTCGCAAATAAACTAGGAATTAGCAGAGAAGAGGTAATTAATTCTAGAATGTATTCCGATTCTTTGGAAAAAATCACTAGTGAGTACAAGCAGCTTGAAAGTGCCTACAAAAAAATGACGGCTACCGAAAGGCAATCCCCTTTAGGTAAGCACACAATTGATAGGATGCAATATTTACAGCAAGCCATTCACATGACTAAATCTGAAATGTCGCGCCCTATAAACATGAGCTTTATCGAAAGCCTACCCGTTAGAACTCTTGACGAAATGGCTTACAAGCTAAAGCAATTGCAAGCATACAAACGAGGAATCAATGTCACAGACCCAAAGCAGGCGGGCGAAATAAAAAAGGTTGATGATGCCATTGTCAAGTTGACTAGGGACATGGATAGGTTCACAGCATCGACCAAACAAGCCAACGAGGTCACAAATGCCCTTACACGTTCATGGAACTACATGAAAAATCGTATGGCATTCTACCTTACCATTGGTGCTAGCACGCAATTTGTAAAGGGTCTTATTGAGATTCGAGGTCAATATGAAATGACCGAACGCGCATTGGGCATTCTTGTTGATAGCGCAGAGCGTGGTTCTGAGATATTCCAAGAACTATCGCAAATGGCACTTATCTCGCCGTACACACTAATTGAACTTTCGCAAGCAGCAAAGCAGCTTACGGCTTATGATGTTGCGGCAAAGGATGTTGTTGATACCACGCGTCGTTTGGCAGATATGGCGTCGGCAGTTGGTGTACCTATTGACCGTCTTACATACGCATTGGGACAGGTAAAGGCTTACGGCTATCTCAATGCACGTGATGCTCGTATGTTTGCCAACGCAGGTATCCCTCTCGTTCGTGAACTTGCAAACACCTATTCGGAACTTGAAGGAAAAGTGGTTAGCGTTGCCGATGTCTACGATAGAATCAAGAAAAAGGCAATTAGCTACAATGATGTAATGACCGTTGTAACACGCCTAACCGATGAGGGTGGTAAGTATTTCAACTTCCAAGCAAAGATGGCCGACACGCTAAAGGTGCGATTGGCAAACCTTACGCTTGCATGGAACAACATGCTTAATGAAATCGGTAAGGAAAGCCAAGGAATGCTCACTACTGGCATTAATGCATTAAAAACATTATTTTTGCATTGGCGCGAATTCGACAGGGCACTTAAAAATGTCGCATGGGCTGCAGGAATCGTTGTCGCCTTTAGAGCATTAAACGTCATACTTGTTAAAAGTGGTCTGCAATGGCGTATTCTTAGCAAGGAAATGACAACCGCTGGAATTGCTGGTTCATGGGCTTCAAAAAGAATATCCATGGTTGGCAAGTCTATTGGCGCACTTGTAAGAACGCCATTAACATGGTGGTCTTTGCTTGCCCTTGCCATTGTTGATGTTGTTCAAGCAATATCAAATTGTGATGAAGCAACCAAGCAGCTAAACCAATCCATACGAGAAGGTGCAAAAAGCAACTATGATGACCTTGCAAAGTTTGGCGAGCGATACCAAGATGTTGCCAATAGTCTATATAGGACAGAAAAAAGGCAGTATGGCACAAAAAATGGAAAGCCAGTTTACACCGACACATTGATTCCTCAAGACATCAATGAGGATGAGGCTAACAAGGCATGGGAAGCCATGCGCGAACAAATCGAACTTACATCTAAAGCTGCCGATGAACATATTAGTCGCTTAATGCAAATTGAAAATGTAAGCGAAAGATTACGCCAAGGCTTTAAGATAATCAATGAAATTAGCGTTGTAAGTGCAGCTTTAAAAGAAATTGATGACGAAACTATTAAGGTAACACAGGATTGGTCTAAATGGTGGAATCTATGGGCTGCGCCAGACGGTTTGATTGGCAACCTTAAAGACTACCAAGGCGAACTCAACAAGGTTATTAAGCAGTATGGTAGTGTTAATGCTTTGTTAGAAAAGTCTACGGTACTACAAAAAGACGGCACAAGGACGCTTGCGGCGAATGTTGCAAATAGCTATAAGAATGATGTACGAGGCTTGTCGGAAGCATTCTACAAGGTAAGGGAAGATGTGGCAGAAACCACCCAATCAATTATTGATTTTATCAACATGAAAGGTTGGGGAGGTAATACTGATAGGATTACAGAGGTGTTCTCGCAAATCACAAGCAAACTTGTTGCCGAAAACCAACTTGACCCGCAGCATGCTTTTACATTGCAAATGCTCGTCGAAGAGCAAAAGACGAAGGCGATGCAAGAAGCATACAAGATTCGTATTGCCGATGAAAAAGCCGCGCTTGCACATGCTAGAGATGAAAATGCCCGTGCGGATATTCAAGCAAGAATAGATGCTTTAGTAGAGGAACAAAAGTTCTTCAATAGCAACACCGCCGAAAGCCGTGTGCATTGGGCAAGTTTTACCAAGTGGATGAAGGAACAGCACATGTCAGAAATGACGGAAATGTTCCGAGGAATGGATGCAAAACAAATCAAATCACTTGATTTCCAAAAAGGCGAATACTACAAGTGGGTTAGTGACCTTGCACGTCAGTATGCAAAGCAAAATGGCGAATCATACGAAAATGTGTTCAACCAATTAAGAAACTACATCTTGAACGCAAACCAATGGAGCATATTTATCCCATTGACTATTGGAACTGGCGAAGAAAAACGTGTTATAGATATTCTTAACGAGGCTGATTCACAAGTACAAAAGGCAACATCAAATATTGAACGTCTAAAGCGACGTAGGGATGAACTTGCAAAGGCTGGTGGTCTAAAAGGTGACTATAAAACAGCAAAGGAATACGCGCAAGTCATTAAAGAAATAGAAGACAACGAAAAAGACCTTGCTAGAGCAGAAGCCCAAGGTGGCCATGACAAGAAACAAGAAGCAAAAGATAGGAAAGACGAAGCCAAATCGCGCCGTGATGCGGCAAAGCAGCAACGGCAAGAGGAAAGCGAGTTACAAAAAGCCTTGCGCGAGGAACTTTCACTTATTGACAAGGTTCGTTCTACATACAAGAAACTTGTCAAGGAGGGCGTTGATTCGGAAACCGCAATACAAGAGTCTATTGATGGCTACGATAAGTCGGTAACATCTATCAACAAGACTTTCCAAAAGTTTGGTCTTGGTGAATTGCAATTGAAAAAGTTTGCAGGCGTAGCCAATCCTCGTGAAATCATGAACATGTTGCAAACGCAACTTGATTCACTTGTTGCATCGGGAAAAGCAAAGCCTGCAGAAATCAAGGACTTGGAGGTGAAAATCAAGGAAATCAAGATTGACGCCATCTCCTATGACCACAAGAAAATCACCGAGGGTCTAAACAACGAACTTTCAAAGCTAAAGGATGAATATGAGCTTGCCGTAGAATTGGATGCAAATCCCGAACTTGGTGATGTGTTTGCCAACCTATTCGACATTGATTTAGAGGCGTTGCCACACACCTTTGGCGAAGCATTGCACCGCGCAAATGAAATTGCCAAAAAGGAACTTGCAAAGCTAGGTGTAAACACCCCGTTTGACCTAATGCGAACCGATTTAAGCGGCGATACATGGATGGGTATAGACACGCAAAGCGAACCCATGCAAAAGCTAATACAATGGCAAAAATCATTCCGTGACATGTTCAAGAAAAACATTGAAGACACGGAAAAGATGCTTGATGACTATGTAAAGAAATACGGTGACTACACGGATAAGATAGCCGAAATTGAAGCAGATAGACTTGAAAAGGTTAAAAAGCTCAACGAAGCATACTATACCGAGGAAATGCGCAAGCGACCCGAATACATAGCAAAGCTAAATGCCATTGAAAGTGGTGCGCAAAGGGAAAAGGGTGCGGCAAAGTTTGACGAATTCAAGCAAAGCAGATTGTATATCGCAATGTTTGAAAATCTTGACACGCTTTCACAATCCACACTAATGGCGATTCGCCAACGTCTTATCGAACTGAAAGACGAAATGGGAACGCTCTCGCCCGAACAACTCAAGCAGGTCACACAACAATTTGAGAAAATCAACGCCGAATTGATAGATAGAAACCCGTTCAAGGGGCTTATAAAGAACGTGCGGGACTATGCTAGGGCGGTAGGAAAACAAGGCAAGCAGGCGCAAAAAGACTTTGTTCAAGCACAAATAAACTATGATGAACAAGAAAAGATTGTTGAAGCAAAGAAAGTACAACTTGAACAGCTAAAGGCACAACAACCGTGGAACGTGGTTATTCGCACGGCTTTGGAGGGCCAGCTTTCCATGGAGGAAGAAAAGCTCCAAAAGCTAAAGGAAGAACTTGCCGCAGCAGAGGAACTTAATGAACAATACGACCTCATGCGCAAGATATTCGATGACCAGGCAAGTGGAATCGCAAAAGTTGTGCAAATCGTAGCCGCGAACCTACAGTCACTTGGCGAGTTGCGTGACACATTGCATGATATGTTCGGCGTAGACCTTGGCAATGAGCTAAACGCAGTCATTGATGACTTGGGCACAATGGGCGAAGGCTTGAACCAAACGGTATCATCATTGCAAAGTGGCAATGTGGTTGGCGCGGTAACGGGCGTCCTAAAGACCGTCGGCGGGCTTGGCGATGCCATTGCAAGTGCATTTGGTGACGGCGCAGCAAGAACAAAGCGCATCAACAAGGAAATCACCAAGAGCCAAGAGGAAGTAAGGCGGTTGCAAATGGCATACAACGACCTTGAAAGGAGTGTTGATAAAGCCATGGGCAATGAGGAATTACGCGCAAGGAAGCTTGCCATTGCGAATAAGCAAGCAGAACTTGCGGAGATTGAACGTCAGACACGACTTGAACGCTCTAAACGCTCAAAAGACCGCGACGATGAAACTATCAAGCAAAACGAGGAAACGATGCAAAGCCTAAAGAACGAAATTGAGGACTTGACGGAAAGCATTACCACTACATTGCTCGGTAGCGACATCAAATCGGCCGCAGAGGACTTTGTAAGCACATGGGTAGGCGCATGGCGAAGTGGTGAGGACACCATGGATGCACTAAGTAGCAAGTTTGATGACATGATTGACCAAATGATTATGAAATCGGTAGCATCACGACTTGTCGCTAAACGACTTCAACCGATTTGGGACTTGGTGGAGCAAATCACGGGCGAAGATAGTGCAGGTGGCACTGACATCACGGAAAGCGAACTCATGCGCATACGGCAGCTTATTGGCGACAAGAGCATTAGCGAAGCCATCAACGAGGATTTGCGAAACCTTTATAACGCACTTGGTGTTGCCTATGGTAGTAGTAGCACGACACAAAGCAACCTATCGGCACTACAACAAGGCATACAAGGAATCACCGAAGACCAGGCTGGCGCACTAGAAGCATATTGGAATGCAAACACACAACAACAATATGTTCATACGGACTTGTTGACGCAGATTCGCGATGCAGTGGTTGCCGCAGACAATGACGCACAACTTGGCACGCAAGCACAAATACTTTTGCAGCTACAATATAGCTATCAAGTGCAAACGGCAATACAGAACATCTTGATTGGATGGAGCAGTGCTAATGGCTTGGCAGTACGATGTGAAATGGTTTAAAAGCGAAATACAACATGGACAAGGAAATGTTTTCATTCTACAAAGAAGCATTGCTTAACAACCTATGCGATGAGTATAAAGGCTATTGGAAATCCGCTGGCGAGGACAAGGAGAAATTGGTTTCCTTGTGCCTCGCACAGCAATCAATTCCATTCTTTGCATCATACTGCTATTGGCACAAAGGACTAAGCAAGGAGTATATTCTAAAAGAGTTCGCCGATTACGTCAATGGACGAGAACTATACGACTGCGACGGCGTACATGGCTACACCTATGGCTTGTTCGTTGACTATCATGCGAATGTGATGCCGCTAAAAGTGGATATTTCGCACTTTATATGGTGCGAGGGAATCACTATAGAGGTGGAAGAAACCAAATGCCCGACTATCTACGTTAGCAACACATCAAACATACATCTTGTTTGTGGCGGCTATAACAACATCCGCATCATGCTCTTCGACGATAGCACCATACATCTAGATGACGTGGATGATGAAAGCACTATTCGCGTGTTCAGATATAGCGAAAAGGCGAATGTGATTCAAGAAAAATACTGCCTATCCAACGATATAAAGGTGTTTGACAAAGAACTACGACTATAAAACAAAATCTATACACATTATGGAACTTAAAAACAAGTATTTTATCAAAAATTCCGAAATAAACGACTATCAAGACATCACAACTCTCTTTGACGGCGTGAGAATCTTGAAAATTGACGGTTTTGAGGAACGAGGCAAGCCAGTGAACATCTATACGGCACACTGGATAGACAACCAGACGGAGGATTTTCAGATTGCCACACTAGACGAGCATAACAACCCCGTGGTGATACGCGAAAACCCCGACATCGAAATCACTTTCATCGTTGGTAATAGATACGCAGAGGGCGGTATTGACGTTCGCGAACAACATGACGAGTTCGTGTCTTTCCTTACCGATTCCGACGTGTACGTTTTCTCTACCTACACACTAAAAGAAGCACATTGTGTATGCCTAGAATCGTACAAACCGACAACGGAAAAGCTACAACGGCAAGGTAATTCGTATATCATGGGCACTATCAAGCTACATGTGCTAGAGGAAATGATTGCACACGAAGCACCAACGCCACCCGTACCAACACCACCGACACCAACACCAGAGGACACAAACGAAATCTATGCAGGATTTGGCGGAAGCACGATTTCTACGACCACGGACATAGAATCGCTTACAAACGTGCAGCATAAGACGGGAACGGCAATATTTAGCAAGTACACCACAACGACACCATCAACGGCATACCTTTGGCTATGCACGGATGCTACTATCATGAAAGTCACATCATCTGGCTTCGAAGTACCCATGCAAACGCCAATCACTATCGGCAAGTACAAGTGCTATCGCTCGTCTAACTCCATCGCAAGCGGCAGCATGGTGTTCTATATCGAATAATAAACAACAAAAACAAAGAAAGAATTATGGCAGACATCAAAGTTTATGGCACATTGCACGCACAAACGGGCGACGGCATTGTAGCACGCGCAGCACAAATAAAAGATGCAAACCTCAACAAAACACAGCAAGAACTAAACGCTACGTTCAACGAGGCAATACAACAGCAAGGCGCAAAAGTAGAAGTCGAAGGCGATACGATTGTGTTTTCTTAGTTTATATATCCCTTTCCTTAATTAAAAACGCCCACCCCAACGGTTTCACAACCAATAGGGTGGGCTCATCATTTCTAAACATCTTACATTTACATGAAAAATCTATTCAGACAACAGACAAATATTAATCAAAATAACACAAAACTAAAGTCCGCACATACTAGTACGGAAGAAAACGCTCACGAAAACGCGCCCATAACGTCTTACTACGCTCATCCTCAAGCTCACAAAGAACATTTTCGTACAACTCCTCAAAATGCTTCGCCCTATCAACAAGCGTGTCAATGTATGACTCCGTTGCACGCTTTTCATCATGCAACTCGGCAATCTTTGACTCCAAAAGACTAATGCGATTGCCACGCTCCTTGTTCACATTGCGTAACGCAGTATTTGAACGACGCAACTTCGTTAATTCTTTGGATAAATCATTGTTAGACCCCACAACGGGAACAATATCCAATTCGCTATCAACTAATTTTACCATAACACAAAGTAATCACTATTTAAATTAAATACTAAAAATCTGGCTCATTAAACCCATATATGTCAGGAACAACAATATTGCGACTAACACTATCACTACCCTCATCACTAACAACAGAATCAGACGATTGCACATCCACAACCTTTGACGAATCACGAACCATCTTTTCCTCAACACGAAGAAATTTCGGATAAGAAGCAACATTTATCACTTGACCAAATAACGTATATCCTTCAACCTTTTCATCTATACTACGACCATAAGGTAGTATCTCGCCCTTTATCGTCACTAAACTACCAATACCAATCCTATCCAAAAAATTACTAAACGCATTCTTAAACACACAACACCACGTCAAATGCTTCTCTTGAACAACCTCACCATCAGAACGACGAAAACCACGCATGTACTCATCAACGTACACACAAATAACACCGTTCTTCCTACGAATGCGACTTATATGACCTGTAACTTGAAAATCAGCCATCTATTATCTATATATATTAACACTATACTAGCATAGTAAAGAAATACTAGCTTGCAAATATAATAAATTTAATAAGCAATTGCAATATTATTACTAGAAATTTAATATATTTTTGTAATTCGTAAATTTTTCAAAAAAATTTTTTCAGAAAAAATTGGACGATTTGCACCACATCATTGCGGCGGCGCGTACCCCCGCCCCCCCTTCTTGAATAAAGCGCACGAAAAAGCGACACCTCCTCACGCGATTCTGCCGCACGGCAAAACGTCGCAAATTTGGGCGTTTTCTTTGCGCGTGTTGCGTTAAAACGTCGCGAGCGTCCACACACACAACGCCCGCCAACAACGCCGACACGCGGCCAAAATACGCGGTTTTGATTTTGACAAACGAACATATAACAAAAACAACAACGGGAAAACACACAACGCACGAAAGCGGACGGGCAAAAAATCGACAAATGTTTCACGTGAAACAATGACAACACAAAACTCGCAAAAAGTAGTAAAGGCACTATATATTATATATAATATTATTACTATTATATTATTATTATTTTATCATGATTATAATATTATAATATTATTATTTGATTGTTATTTACTATCGTAATACTATATAATATACTGTAGTAATATGTTGTGATATACTATAAAAGTACTATAATAGTATTTCTATATTATTACTATAATATTACTATAATATATTGTAATATATACACTAAATAATGCTATATGAAAAACATTTACATTTCATAAATTTGGGTTTAAGTTATTGATTTTCAATTAGTTATAAACATCTATTAAAGCGTGATTTTTTGTAACTACTTGATAGTCAACGAGTTAACGTACCTTTTTATTTTTGCACATTATAACTCATTGATTTTCAATTAGTTATGCGTTTTGATTCTATCAGTGTCAAGAAAAACGAAAAACGCGTTGTTTTGCCCGTGTTGCGTTTTCGGGTGTTTTGTGGGGAACATATCTACACCCGAAAAAATCGCCGTTTTGTGTGCGCACACAGTGAAAACCGCTTTTTGCATGATTAAATAGGTATTATGATAAATAGGACGTTTGCCATGTACGTGTTTTATTTATCATAATATTTATTATTTATATTTCTTTGTTATACGTTTGTTTTATAGTGTAAAAGATACATTTAATTAATATTATATCATGATAGATTATATCTATATATTATATATAATAATGTATATATAAAAGAACATGCAAACAACGGGCAATAATAGCGTGTATTTTACGCACTAAACACGCTTATTTAGATTAATTATAAATAATATTCGTAACTCATTGATTTACAACGAGTTATAAAAAAGTACTTTAAATATTTAAAAAATAATTGCAAAAAAATTTGGTGGATTAAAAAATAATGCGTACCTTTGCATCGTGTTCTTTGAAATAGTGGTTACAACAAAGCGCAACGGGGACACCCGACGCATCGCCGAGACAGGCACCCTCGAGGGTTTAGACTAAAACGACGTGCAACGCGTCGCAACGAGGACACCAGGCAACGAACACGGCGCGAGTGATTTGTTTTTGTGAGTTGATACGGGCTCACCGCTTTTTGTAACCTATTGACACAACGCGCAACGCACGCCCAACGGGCGGCGGTTAAAACATGATAATTTAACGACCACAGACAACGCGACGCAGACCCGAGCAGGCTCACTAGCGTAATAGAGTAGGCATAGCAGCAGGCGGAGGTATCCCAAACGGGAGAACGGTTTGGCGTTTGATAGTACGGGGTGAACATGGCGCGGAATTCGTTGTAAAATCACCCGAAGCCCGACGGCGGGACGAAGCCAGACGGCAGCGAGAGTGCTTAATAGACGCGAATAAAAACAACGGCGGCGAGTGCATGCCGCGAGCGAAAAATTCGGCTCTAGTAAAATAGAGCCGCGAAAAATAGCTTTTTCGCGAAGACGAAAAACCTAAAACGAAACAAAGCGTTTTAATTTTCTAGCGATTAAAAAAGTTATTTTGGAGAGTGTTGAATGTAGCAAAATGCACAAAGGAAAACGACGAAAGAAACATATTATTTTATTATATGAAAATTTCTTTGTTTGTTTCACGTGAAACACGAAGTTCAGCACGTACATGGCACACTCACCAGGCGGGCGATAGTCAACCGAAAAGCGCGACACGCCGACGGCCGCGGGCAGACGTACCAAATAATTTAAAACTCTTATGTTTCACGTGAAACAAACGAAGGAGTTTTTACTACCCTTTCCCGTAAATTTTTAGACGGGCAGAAGCGGTGCGAGTCCGCGAATATGGTGCAAATTTATTCTAACTTATTCTAACTTAAAACGTATTTTATTATGATTAAAAAATTTACTTTGTATCTCGGTCTCAACGACAAAGATACAAAAACGCAACAAATTGCGACAGTAGAAGCCTACAAAATTGTTAGTAACTTAATCTCTGCCGATTTTGACGGAGGCACAATTTTTGAGGCAAAAGGTATTTACAAGCACGAAAACGGGCAAATTGTAACCGAAACAACGCTGCGCATTGAGTTGTTATTTGCCGAAAAAATGCAAGTTAAAAATCTTTGCGACACGCTTAAAAAGCTGTTCAATCAGGAATCAATCGCAGTTCAGGAAGAAGTTATAAATTCCGAGCTATGGTGAACAAACAAAACAACAATCAATAAATAACAACATTTTCTAACTTTAAAAACAATAAAAAATTATGATTACTTTAAAGAACATTCAGACGAGTGAGGTTTTCAATGTGTCAAACGTAACAGTGAAGAACGGCCTGGTGAAGTCAAACACTGGCAAAGATATGACTGCCCGCTTTATCAAAAACTGGGCGCACGTTCTTGAGTTAACAACGGACGAAGAAGGCTGTCAGGCCTTCCGTATCATGGACGGGTACGAATTAACGACGCGCCGCGGAGGGAAGCCGCGCACGTCGAAGCCAGCAACGAAGCCCGAGCCCGATAGCGAAGCAACGCCGACGGAAGCAACGCCAGCACAGCCCGATGTTGTGCCCGTGCCGACGGACGAAAAACCGACGGAGGAGAAACCAGCACGGAAGCCGCGTCGTGGCAAGCGTGCAACGAAGCCAGCCGCAGACGTTCAGCCCACGACGGACACAACACCCGCCGACGCTGCACCCGTGCCCGCCGCAACGCCCACAGAGTCGGCCGTTGTGGACGCGTTCAGCGCACTCACGCCGTTGTTCGCAGGTGTGGAGAAGAACGTCGTTGCTGCCGTGTTCGCAAAGTTGCAGCCCGTTATTGATGAGCTAAAAGCAACGGCCGCAACACATGCCCAGCGTGTTGTTGTAACAACGGCCGACGGACAGGAGCATAACGTCGAAGGTGTGACGTGTTCAGACTTCGCCGATATTGTGCAGGACGTCAACGAAGGCTTCGCGCCCTACATGTTCGGCGCGGCAGGTTGCGGAAAATCGCACACAGCGCGACAGGTAGCCGACGCCCTCGGGCTCGACTTTTATGAGTGTTCGCAGTTGCAATTTGCGCACGAGGTAAAGGGGTACGGGGACGCCGCAGGTAACTTTGTCCCGACTCCGTTCTACAACGCCTTCACGAAGGGCGGCATTCTATTTTTGGACGAGTGGGACAGAACGGAGGTACAATGTACGACGGTTTTAAATACCGCCATGGCAACTGGCTCCTTCGATTTTCCCGTCGTTGGCAACAAAAAGGCTCACCCTAACTTCCGCGTAATTGCAGCGGGCAACACGGCCATGACTGGCGCAGATTTAGAGTACACGGCAGCAAACGTCGTGGACGCATCAAGCCGCGACAGATTCGTGTTCTATCGCATGCAATACGACAGGCGCGTGGAGTTACCCGTTATGGCAAACAACGACGCCGAGCTCGTGGACTTCATGGAGGACGTCCGCCGCGCCATTGATAAAACGAAGGTATCAATGCTGGCAAGCTATCGTACCACGCGTTATCTTGAAGCCCGCAAAGAAAACAAACAGGCAGCCCTCCGTCGCGGGTTGTTTAAGGGTCTGGACACTGACGAAGTACGCATGATTTACGGCGCACTCGAACACAAAGAGAATGAGTGGGCAGAGGCCGTTGCTAGCATGATAAAGTAAGCGACGCAACACAACACGCACAACGGGCGAAGTTATAATGCTTTGCCCGTTGTATTTACCACAACAAAACAACGCAACACAAACAAAATAAACGGCATTATGTACGGAAAATATTTTAAATCAATAACGGAGTTTAGTGCATTTCTAAACAACGGCACAACGCAGCCAGGTTTTCGTGAAAAAAGCATAATTGGCTCATATGATTTTACGAAGACGCGCTCGTACGAGGAGGCCGAACAGCTTTTAATGTACGGCGCAGCCGATATTCAAAAGCGAATAGAGGCCGCAGGCGTGAGCCGCGTGCGGGCGCAAATTAAAAAGACTGCCCCACAAAGAAAAATCTTTACAAACGTCGTTGGCGCGGCAGCACATGTGCCAAATTATATCGCTGGCCTTCCGTGCGCCATGATAGACGCGCGAAAAAAGCGCGTGCCCGCTAAAGTTTTGACGCTAGCCTGGAACTGTTCTGTAAACGGAGATGTTTCTACAGACAGAATAGTAAACGCCTCTGCGTCATTTTTGGGCGCAGTTTTAATACTAGAAGCTAGTGGAGTGCGGTGTAACGTGGTGTTGTGCGAAATGAGCGAATCTCACAACGACGAAGAAGAAGCAATCGCTGTACTAATTAAAGATAGCAGGCAGCATTTAGATACTCTAAAATGCGCGTACACTATGGCTCACCCGTCTATGCTTCGCAGACACCTATTCCGTTATATGGAGGTTTTCGAAGGTCTTCCAGTTTCGTTTGCTTGCGGTTACGGTTACGCTATTCATAGCGAAGACGTCGAAAGAAAACTTCTAAATGAGCTTCAGGTGAAGCCCGACGTTATCATGAATATCAGCCGAGTCGGAAGCCGCACGCCCGAGGAGGTGTGCAAATATATTCTAAACCAATGCGGGCGCAAATAACCCGCATTATTTGGGTTTAGACGGGCGGACACGGGCGCAGGTGCATTGTTGCCCGTGCTCGCCAAAACAACGCAACACGCGACAAATAAACACGCTTATTTTTGAACAAAACGAAACGCTTTAATATATGAAAACGAACAGCAACAATGAAAGCGCAATTTGCGCCGAAAACATTAACACAATAAACAACGCCAAAGCAAACAAAACCCCCGTGTATTTTAGCGGGTGCGTCGGCACGTTTGCAAAGTACACCGACAAAAAGGGCTCGCCCGTGTTCGGCATGGTTGATAGCATTTTTATCGACGGTCTGCGTGTCGGCTTCGTACATTGTGCCGCAAACGGTGCGGAGTGGACTTCGGAGATTATTTGGGCTGATGACATTGCACAATGCACCGACGCGGACGAAATAGAAATAGCACGCGAGTCCGCCGTACGTTATTATGAAAACGAGGCGGAATATATTCGCGCCCGTATCGCACGGCGTTACGAAATTGATGACGAACAAAAGCTGGCCGACATGCTAGCCGAGTGTGACACGTGGCTAGAAATGCTAACACAAAACACAAAAGAAGACACAAACGAAAGCGACGAAGCCAACAGCGCAAAGTAGGCCGCGCCGCGACACAAAGGAGGGCTCGTCTGTTAAAACCAGCCAGGGCGTTGAGGAACGCCGCCCAGCCCACAAACGGAGATATTTCCGCGAAACAATTTAAACAGGTTTATGTTATGAAAAAAGAAAACGTAAACGACTACCTGATGCAAGATGCAGATGGCGTCGGTTTGTATGTTGGGACGTACAAAAAGTATGCCGAGGGCAGCATTGAAGGCGCGTGGATAGACCTCGAAAGCTGCAATGATGCTGAAGAATTTTTTGAGGTGTGTCGCCGTCTTCACGAAGACGAAGCAGACCCAGAGTTTATGATGCAGGACTTTCAGGGATTTCCCGAAGAGTTTTATAGCGAGTCCATGTGTACGGATGACGTGCAGCGTATTATTGACTGGCTGGAACTAGACGAAGACGAGCGCGAGATGGTTGAGGCGTACGTTCGCATTCATGGCTGCGAGCTGAAAGATTTTGAAGATATTCTTGAAAAGGCGCGGGATAGATTCATGGGGAAGTATGACAGCTTTCGCGACTTCACGGACGAATGTGCTAACGAGCAAATCGAATGCTTATCTAGTGGCGTGCCAGAATTTTTTACTCGCTATTTTGATTATGAAGCGTTTGAGCGCGATATGCGGTTTGATTATTCTTTTGACGAAGAATCGGGCTGCGTGTTTAGTGACTGCTAAAAAACGACACTTAAAACTTATTACATTATGTTTGGAGCATTTATCGTGATTAGTGTGGCGGTGTTAATCATCACCGCCCACACGCCTGAAGAGTGGAGAAACATTTTTAACAACGTAAAAGAATAAGAAAGGGCTTAAATTATGGCACACAGAAATTTTTCCACATTTGAAGAATTTTTCGAATACTTCGAACTTCCAATGCATTGCACTATAAGGTTAACATCTGGGGAAACCGCTTACTTTGAATTTTGCCCATATAAAGGTGACGCCGTAGTGATTCGTGGATGGATAGAAGAATTCAACCATAAAGAAGTAAAAGTGTCCTTTAAATATAAGGAATTTAGACTCGGCGAAATGGTATGGCCTTTTGAGGATGCAAAAAAATACATCCAAAAAATTAACTATTACTACGAAGAATAATCAACGGCGTTTAGGCGATTTTCTCCCGAAGAGTGGGAACAGATTTTTAGTAATATCAACGAATAAAAAACGAGTCAAATATGGGATTTAGTATTTTAACGAGGGCTGCGTATTCCGACAAATATGGAAGAAATGCATGGGACAGATATTTTCGTTCGTGGGACAATGCGAAGAAAGTCATGAACGAAGAGGTGCAGGAATACACAAATAAAAGAGGTTTTACTCTAGTTAGGAAACTCGACAGAATGAACGTCGAAAAAGGCTTCTACGAGTACGAAGCTACGCTTGAAAAGGAATACAGCGAAGGCAAATCTACACTCACGTTTGCCATTGTAGATGGTTACTTTTGCGACTAACAACAAACAACCAAAATAAATAAATATTTATCATCATGGAACTAGCTCATATTATTGTAGCAACCGAAAAGGTTTGCGGTTGCGAAAGCGTTGTTGAATATGTTGCAGAATTTGCACATTACGATGACGCAGTAGAAGCGATGAAAGAGTATGCCGACACGTTTAACGTCGGGCGTATATATCAAGATGAAGACACTATAATATTCGAAGGCGGATTTAGGTTGCACCTTGTTTCGCTTTGCAGGTTTGAAAGTGCATCGGAATTTATGAAAGCAAAAGGGTTATCAATTTAAGGCAATACAACATCATGGAGAAATTTTATTCCAGCACCATGGGCACGATGATGCAGCAGGTGCAAAAACGTACAGCAAGAAATATGTTTCATAAAGGCGAAATGATTTATCTTTGCCCGTGCAACATGCATTTCGATAGCGCGTGGCAGACGCCGATAGTAATTAGCAAAGAAGTCGGCGAGTCACTCGGCTTTACATTCGACCAACTTTGCAATAACTACGAATATTTTAACTGTGATAGCGAGCGCGGGCGTTATGCCCACTTTTATGTGAAGTGTAAATAACAACCCAAAAAACGAGTGAACCATGTATTCAGATTTTAACGGGGAAAATTTCATAGAGTGTGTTATGCAAGTGGCAGAGCAAATCGGCAGCGACAGAGCTCTTGATGTGCTTGCGCAGTTTATTAACAACAACATGACCGACGAGGAAAAGCTGAGTGTTTTGAATCGTCTTGGGTACGTGTAAGGTAAAAGAAAGCGAGGTTTATATGACGTTTATCGTATTTATCGGATTTATCGGGTACATTCTTTCGGGAGGTATCTTGAAGAATAAATAAGTTTTTAAGTTAGAAAGTGAGGGCGCATCCGTTCGAAGCGGTCGGGGTGTCTACATGGGTAGATTAGAGCAACGCCACCCGCGCCCACAAGCAGGAATAGTCCTGCGAAATTAAAATCTTTGAATTATGAAAACGTACCAGCAAAGAAAATCAGAGCTTCGTTCGCATGCAATGGTGTGGCAGTATGACATAGCGAACACCGAAATGTCGTGGGCGTTTATTGCAGATGTTACGTCACGTCTAGAAAAAGATGCAAAGCGTTACGGACTAGTTAGGGAGTTTAAGGAAAACGGAATCATCTAATTAAAGCTATAGAAAGGGAGTTAAAAATGAAAAAAATATATGTAACATTTCAGATAAGACCTAACAACTATTTTAGGTTAATGGGCTATCAAACTAAACACTATGCAATCAAGTGCGACAATTTGGAAAATGCTCGTGAAGCTGCGGCAGATGTCTATAGCCTTTGTGGAGTGAGTAATATACGCATAAACAAATGCGGCAGGCTTCGTCACAAAGATACAAAAGTGATATTGTACGGAAGTTTTTACGGAGGAGAATTATGAAAAAATTTGCAATATACCTTCGCGTGTCTACACGCAAGCAGGGCGCTGGTGGTTTAGGTATGGCGGCACAAAGAGCCATGTGCGAGGACTTTATCAAGCGTTCTGGCGGCGTGTGTGCCGCCGAATTTAGCGACGTGGAAAGTGGTACGCACCGCGATAGAAAAGGGTTAGCTGCGGCGATAGAATATTGCAGGAGCAATGCGTGTGCGCTTGTTATTGCAAAGCTAGACCGCCTCGCCCGTGATGTTGAGTTTTGCTTTAAGGTGGTGAACACGGGAATCGAAATTCATTTTTGCGACATGCCGACGATAAACACTCTTTTGCTGGGTGTGTTCGCTAGTGTTGCACAGTACGAGCGCGAACTTTGTTCACAACGCACGACCGCAGCACTATCGGCATTGAAGGCAAAAGGTGAAAAGCTGGGGGCAAGCAACGAGAAATATGTTGCCGCAATGAAAGCAAAAAGCGAAGCAGAGAAAATGGACATCATAGCACGGCGTGCAAAAACACAAAACGAGCGCAAGAAGAATAGCCGCGACACGCAGGCTTTTATCAAAGTGCTTCGCAATGTGTTTCCCGACGTATGCAAGAATGATGACCCGACCACATGGCGCGGGTGGTGGCGTATTAACACGCACAAAGAAAATCGTGCAAAGATTCTTCAGCTTATGCGTGATTACAACGACGTTGACTCGTCGCTATTTAGCGGTTGGGAGTTTAGCGGTGATGATAGAAAGCTACAAATAAAACTAGCTGGCTACATTCGTGGCTTGAAAAATTCATTTAGTTACGGGCAAGTGTGCAGTTAAAAGACTTACAACGGAGATTCTAGACATCGCCAAGCGCATGGGGATTTCCGATTTAAAATAGCATTATGAAAAAGTATTTCAAGACAAGAAAGGAAGCATTGCAGGTGTGTGCTCAACGAAACGAGCGTAGCAACTGCAACTACTTTAAGGTTTTCAAGATGCCGAAAGGCACGCGACACCATGACGAGTTCGCCGTGTGTAGCTACATGGAATATCTCAACACTTATTAATTCAAAAAACAAACATCATGAACACTGACAACAACAAACAAAGGTGCTGCATCTGCGGCAATGTATTTTGGGGCTGGGGCAACAACCCGTGGCCGATTAAGGAAGAAGGCAAGTGCTGTGACGCATGCAACGCATCGCGTGTATTGCCAGCTCGTATAGCAAGACTTCTTTTATCATCAACAACTAAATAAAAATCAAAACGACATGGAAACAAAAGTTTGTAAGGTATGCGACAGGGAGTTGCCCATCGAAAAGTTTGCCAAAACTCATTTTGGTGTATCACACACATGTACGGAATGCCGTGCAAAACTAATTGCGCGGGGCAAGGAAAACAAGAAAAAACTCGCATCGCTAGACAAAGAACTTGAGGCGGCCAGGAATACACGGCTTACTGAATTTACGCCGCGTGAGCTCATGGCGGAACTTGCCCGTCGTGGCTACGAAGGTAAGCTGACTTATACGCGTGTAGAAGAAATTGACATCAACAACTTTTAAACAAGTATGACCATGGCAAATATTAACGACAATGCCGCGTCATCACAGACGCAGTGCAACATGATTCTTAAATGGATGCAGAAAGGCTATTCGATTACGAGTCTTGAAGCATTGAACCTTTTCGGGTGCATGCGCTTGGCAAGCCGCATTCATGACCTTCGCGAGCGTGGCTACAACATCAACACCTGCAAGATTAAGACCAACACTGGCAAGTGGGTAACCGAGTACACTATCAAAAATTAATACGACTATGGGAACAATTATAAAAACAAACGGTGAAAAGATTAATGTTGAACCGAAGAACGGAAAGCATTATTCGTTGAAAGAAATGCAGAACATAGTAGGTGGCTTTATTGAGATTGTGTATCTCAAAGATAGTCGAATTATGATTGTGAACGAGGAAGGAAAAGTGAACGGGCTCGATTTCAACGATGCAGCTACCGCGGTGCTTGAAGAATCCCATCCTTACTCTGGCGACTTCGTTGTTGGTGACGTTTTGGTGTGTTACGGCGACGAGGTTGAATAAGCGACGCGTGACGCGCTTTTTGTCATTGTGGGATAACTACCCACCCGACAAAAGAAAACGCGCTAGAAAGCAAATAAAGTGGCAACATGGACAAATTAACGTCTAATTATGCTTGGTGCGTTTACAACTTTTTTATAAATGCATACAAGAATGGGTCATTCGTGTGTGTCTTTGCAAGAAGCTATAGACAAGCATTTCGACAAGTGGCTAGCCGATAGTGGCAAATAACTTTTAAAAAGTAATAATTATGAAAGCGTATATTTTTAGAACAGAATCATACACAAGAGATAGTTATGCTCCAGAAATGATAGCACAAAACATTCTTGGCGTGTATGCCGACAAAGAAAAAGCAATAAACGCAGCGAACAATAGTGCATTGCAAACGCAATCCGTGCATGGCGGCTTGCTTGACGCCTCGGCAAAATGTTCCGATGACGTATTTTTTGTTGCGCTATATTTTACAAACACAAAAGTTTATTACATTGTAAGTGAACACGAAATTATCAAATAATAATCAACCAAATAACAAAACAACATGAAAGAGTATAGAACGATAGTTGCCGAAATCAAAGAGCGTGGCAATGACCACATTCTTAGACCTATGTATTCGGGGCATTCTAGTTGTGCCAATAGAAAGTTTTTAATCGGCTTTTGGGGACTAGAACAACCTGAGGTAGAATGGTATAAGTTGAAAGACATTACCGACGGCAGAGCAATAGATATTACAAACAAAGACATAACCGATTAAAAACAAAAAACTATGAATGAAGTAACGAATTTTGGTTTCTACATGTTCAACAAGTGGAATCAAGAAGAATGCATGCGAGTTTTTGGCGAATGGCTAGGCAAGCATGTTTGGGGCAAGTACACGCAATACCTGCAGGGGAATTGCGACAGGCTTTTCTTTTACATGAGCCTTGACGTAGAATGCCGCCAGAAGATTGTGGATAGAGCCAACGAACTTTATAAAGATTACTAAAATTTTAGAACAATGAAACATAAGAAAAATTATTTTGTCGCGGACGAAGGCGATGGACTTTACAATGTTTTCTCTTATTGGGATTTCGAAAGTGACGGGTATCTTTTCGGGTATAGCGGCCAAGAAGGTTATCACTTGTCAGATTTTGATATAGTATATGAATGCAACACCTTTGCCGAGGCCGAAAGGTGGATTGACAAACAAATAGCAAAGAAAAGATATGACAGAGTATGAACTTGACAAGATGTGCGAGCGCAATCCCGACTGTGGATGCAACTGCATGAGGTGTGAATTATTTGCCCGATACCAGCGCAGAGAGTTAGGGCTTGATGAGTATGAGGAGGAGGAATATTAAACAAAATAGTACAACAACACCAATTTAAACAAAACAACATTATTATGGAAACAATTAAGAAAAACGATTCGGAAAAGTGTAAAGACGTGCAAAGATTATCCCTCGCAATTGCAGAGGCGATGGCTGAAATTAAGCCAGAAAACCAAGTGGAGTTAGAAGTTATCCTTACCGCTGGTGTAACAAGCTATCTTGTCGAATGGATGAAATTCCAAAAGTTCGAAAAAGATGACATCGAAATGTCATTGTGGTATCTAGGGCGCACGATTGCGCAGTGTTCTAATAACTTGTCGGAATTTTATGATTTTGATGACAAATAACAATTAAACAAACAAACAATCATGAACAACGAAGAGAAAAAACACTTGCAGATGGTAAAAGACCTAGTTCTTGCCATTGCAAAATCAATGGAACTTTCGTCACCGAAAGATGAAGCGGAACACCAAACGGTTCTCGTCACGGGTGTCGTAACGTATCTCAACCAGTGGCTTGATTTCATGAGCATTGACAAGAAAACCAAACGAGCCGTGCTTGTGGCATTCGCGATGGGCATTATGCACGCGGTTAATCTTATTACTGAACGAGAAGGTGGCGGCGATGTTAGCGACGAGGATATAAACTAGTAGGACAACAAAGGTCGAATCGCAAATGGCGTTGCATCATGCTATATGTGGTTCGACCTCACAAAAATTTTTGTGTTATGAAGAATATGAAACTATCGAATAAAGACGTTCCTGTTGAGGCGGTTTTAAAGCAGGTGTTAATAGAAAATGGACAACTTAAATCCGAAATTGACTACCTAAAAAACGAGCTTGAAAACCGCGACAAAGCCATAGCTGCATTTAAGGTGTGGCAAGGCCGCGTAGCAAAATACAACGTAGACTATTGGCTAAATGAGGGGTATAAACTAGTTAGCGAACCTATTGACGAGGAACGTGTAAAACATATACGGTCACTTGTCTCGCGGCATCGTCTTTTTCAGACTAGATTAGACACACTTGAAAAATCGCTAAACTCATATATCAAGCAACAAGAATGTGTAGCGCAAGATTTATCATCACTAGAATGTTAATTTCGTGTTAAATATTTGTTTTATTGCAAATCTAATCACGATTTTTCGTATCTTTGTGGTTGATTAAAACTTTTTATTGTTTTAAGTTAGAATAATACGCGGGGAGGCGGTTTGTGAAAATAGCTTTCCTTTTACACGGGGCGAGGTTTGCGTGTTATGGAACACGCCACATTCAAGTGAGAATGTGTGGCCGTTGCGAAATGGCTTGTTGTATATCCGAATTTATTCAAATACATCTCAAATTTCAGATTTTTTAGTTAAACATAATTTTTTATTTTAGTGGTTATAATATTATATTAGTTTACTCATATTGTATATGATAGAGTGTAGCATATAATTTGTTTTTTATAGTGATTCTTACAACGGGTTCGATTCCCCCTCGCTCCACAACAACTTTATTTCAAGACAACAATGGATAAAAACTTTGTTCACCTTGAAGGAACTATCGGTAGTGACTTCAAGTACGGCACGGCAAGCAATGGGCAGAACTATGCCACATTCACGTTGTGCATTCAATCTTATTTTAGGGAAACGCAAAGCGAAACCGAAGGGCAAAAGCCAGTGACTTATGTTAGAATCTTTGTGTATGGGCAAAAGCAGGTGTCTTACTTGCGGAAGGTCGGTGCGCACTCTGGATGCCGCGCCACGGTGTTTGGAAAGCTAAACTCTTGTGGAACGGAAATAAAAGGAACATCAATCGTGCAGAACAATGTTGTTGTGCGCGATATTGGAATTATAAAACAAAAAGAACAACAACAATGACAAGAACGGAATTTATTGAATTTGCGACGGCTAGCAATGCAGAACAAAAGCAACTTAGAATCGCAGGACTAAAAGAGCGGCAAGATTTTTACATCAAATCGGCAAGCGCATTTGTTATTCGCGTTACAGAGTTGCTAAAGGAAAATGGGTATAAGATGAAATTCTTTTTTCCACAGAGCATCCTTATGTCAAAGTATCGCTTTACATGGGCGGACATTGTGTTGGTGGACACATCAACAAGAATCTTTTGTATTGATGACTACAATACGTTTGGTAATGACACAGAACTAAATAATGACGTAGTATTATTGGCGTTTAATGCAAACGCCGTAAACATCAAGCCAAATGATACCGACGAAGAAATATTGGCAAAAATAAAAGACACAATTGAGTTTGAAAAAACCTTTAAAGAAATTAGCGCCATGGTTGATGATGCGCTTGGGGATTATGGAAACAAATGAAATAGAAAAGAAGGACTTAGGTCACGAATTTGCATGGGTTGTTAAGGGTGCAATATTTCGTGACAGCGAATGCTTTGGTAACATGACAATTGCACAAGTAGAAGCATTATCAAACATCATAGAGGAGGAGCTACCCGCGCTCCTTGATTCATGGGAGAGTGAGAACAATACTTTGTACAAAATTTGTGATTAATAAAACAACAACAAAATGGAAGATTACAAAAACTACAAAATTGACATTCAAAACACTAGGGTTGGCTGTCTTGGTTCTAGCGACGCGGCAATGCTTCGCATGATTGATTCGCTAGGCGTTGTACCACCATCGTTTTATCAACGAATGGCAGTTCTTAAAGGATTCATTCCAAACGAGGAAATCCCACAAACGGATGCCGTTAAGTTCGGCGATGAAACCGAAATCCGAATCTTTAACCACCTGCATAGCACGGATGAACGATACGTTAGCAATCCGTGTTGGGTTAGCGAAAGGTATTCGCGAAACAATGTTTCATGCATATCGCACCCAGACATTGTTCTAAAGGATGACGATGCAATGGTTCTTAAAATCTACGAGGTAAAGACAAGCAAACATAGCACCGAGGAACTTGCGCATGAATACAAAGCGCAGTTGTATCATCATTTCTTGTTGGGAAAAGAAAAAGCGGTGTCTTATGGTTGTAAATGGAAGGTAAACGTGTATCTTGTTCACTACAACACGGACGGGCTCGACCTTTCCGAAACGCAAGAGTTCGACCCGTCGCGCATTGAAATGAAAAAGATGCGGTTCTCTATTCCTCCTTTCAACATGGTTAATGCCATGAACATCGTGAATGAATTCTTGGAAAAGTTTGAATCTTACTACCCAGAAGAAAACGTGGACGCTAATTTGTTGCCAGCAAACATCTACAAGCAGTTTGATGAAATGTGTACCGCACTTGACGAAATCAAACGTCTTACGGAAGGTGTTGACACATTCAAGGCAAAGCTATTCGAGTTCATGTCGGAAAAGGGCATTAAGTCAATCAAGAATGAACGATTTGGTATTACTAGGATAGACCCGTGTGAAAGCGTTTCTTTTGACTACAAGCGGTATTTAGATGACTATGCAAAGAAATACCCACGCAAGGCGAAAAAACTTTTTAGCGACTACAAAAAGGTAGTTAAACGGAAAGGTTCGGTACAAATAAGGACAAAGAACTTGGACAAATAATATTAATCTTTAAAAACTAACACATCATGGCAAATGAAGTACAAAAGACTACTTATAGTCTTAAAACATTCAATCAAACAATCACTAGTCCTGCAACACAAAAGTATCTTACGGACTTGTTGCATGAACGCAAAGGTGCATTCGTAAACAATCTTACAGCATTGGTGGCAAACAATGCCAACTTGCAAGAATGCGAACCATTCACATTGATGTTTGCTGCATTGAAAGCAACATCGCTTAACTTGCCATTGGAAAATTCTCTTGGCATGGCATATTGCATCCCGTACAAAGACAACAAGCGCAACATCACGGTGGCTCAGTTCCAATTGGGCTACAAGGGTTTCAAGCAGCTTGCGCTTCGTAGTGGTCAGTTTGCAGTTATCCCCAATGCAACGGAAATCAAGGAAGGCGAATTGAAAAGCCGCAATCGCTTAACGGGCGAATGTGTCTTTGAATTCATCGAAGATGACGAGGAACGTGCAAGCAAAAAGACCATTGGTTATGCAAGCTATTTCCGCCTTTTGAATGGCGCAGAATCAACGCTATACATGTCGGTAGAGGAGGTGACCGCCCACGCTTTGCGCTATTCGCAAACATTCAAGTCAAAACTTGACCACGTAAAGAAATCTAGCAAGTGGACAACAGACTTTGATGACATGGCAAAGAAAACCGTCATCAAACTAAACCTTTCTAGAAACGCCCCTCTTTCCGTGGAAATGCAAGATGCCATCAATGCCGACCAATCCGTAATGTACGAGCAAGACAAGTACGAATACATTGACAACACGGAACAGCAATTTGTTGATGCGCAAAAAGCGCAAGAGGTTGCCAACATGTTTGCAGATTTTAATGATAATGAATCCAAGTAAGTTGTTTTGTGGGTGGGGGCGAAACATTCCCCACCCGATTTAAATTCCACACGTTATGATAGATAATTCGCAAATACTTCACTCACACTCCGCGCTTGAACGTGAACTTAAAATGCCAAAATGGTTGGTGCTTATAGACACGGAATTTGGAAACTTGTTTGACCCTAGTGCATGCACACCATGTAAATACAACGGCGTTAAATACTATCGCATTCCAATTGCATTGTTTGTTGCCAAAAACGGCGTGTTTAAAAACTTTTATAAATAACCCAAAAACAATAAAGCTATGTTTGAATTTATAGAAAAATGGAAAGAACGCTCACATTATCGCAAGTGTAAACGAATAGAAAGACAGTCAAAAGAACTATATCAAATTCGAGAATACGACGGGGAGTTGTGGCTAACCTTTGGCGGCGCACTTATTTGCTCATGTGAAATGCTCGCTGGTGATGATAGCATTGCAGCATTACAAGAAATAAGGGATAACTATGTAAAACGGCACACAATGAACCTTTAATGCTTTTGTAGGTATGAAAAACAATGAAGTAATAGAACTTAATGGTGGTGTGAAACTTGAAAACAACGTCGAAGGTCTTGTGAAAACAGTAGGTGTGCGTGGATTAGATATTCATAAGGCAAAAGAACTAGGCGTGTTCCAACATATTTCCCTTTTGCTTTGTTCTATGCACACAACGGTATGTGCAGCGTATAAAATCTTTTCTGGCGTTGACTACTTGTTGTCCGAGGTAGGTGCTAAAAAGCATGAAATCAAAAAGGCTTGCAACGACTTTGAAATCGCTTTTGACAAATTCTTTAGGTTTTTCAAAAACTACTATATTGATGATGGCGAAAGTGAATGGGATAGAAATATAGAAGTTGCCAATGATGTTGAAAACCTATACCACAAAATCATGGAATGGAGTCAATTGCCAGAAAATTGGCAGCTTGGCGACGAGCAAAGAACAAGAAATGCGAATGATGAAATCATCAAAGTACAAGCGGACGATATAACGCTAGTTTTCAACAAGTGCGAACTAAAAAGAGAACTTGTTGGTGAAATCAAAGAATCATGGTGCGTGACCAAATATGATGTTCATGACCACTCCCAAACAACGGTAAACACGGACATGGACAAAGCAAGCGCAATCATGGTCGCCAAACGTCTTTCTGCCGAGGATGAAAAAAATTTCTATACAGCAACAACTATTAGGGAATACACCGAAACCAAATCCGAGGCAATTCCGTTTAGGGTTTTCCGTGGGAATAAAACAGTCGGCAAACACAAAAAAATATTGAAATAGTTGGAATATTTCAAATTCTTTTGTATCTTTGCAACGATTTATTTTTTAAACCAAAAGAACAAAGCAATGAAGTACGAAAAAGAAGTAATTGAATTCTTGAACATTCCTAATATCCCGAAGAAAAAGTGGGATGGCAAGAAATCTTTCAAGAATGGTGTTGCGGTCATCAATTTATTCGACAACACGAAAGCGTATGCAATCGCTAGCTTTGATGCGGACATGGACAAAGAACCTACCATCAAAAAAGTATTTTCTGCGGAAACTTTCAATTCCGTTGATGAAATCTATGTTGTTCCGTCATACATGGATGAGGATGTCGAAAACATGGACTTGGATGATGATAGCAAGCGTGCCGCGCAAGTTCTCATTGACGAAGCACACGAATTAGAATCAGAGGAAAAGACGAAAACCGAAATCGCATACAACGAAAATCCGTATTTCTTTCCGCACATCCACAATGACGAGGAAGCACTTGCATTCATCCGTAGCACACAACAAGGAAAAAGAAAACGTTCAAAGCTTCCGCAAGACCACGAAAGCATCGTGATGAAATTGTGTGTCATGTGGGCAGATGAACAAAAGAAAAAGAAACACGTCTAACACAATGAGTTCTGAAAAATGCTCTTGGAGTCTTATAAAACTCCGTTGCCAACTTTCAATTTTGCGCCAAATCGAAAAGGAATATTCGTACCATACAATTGAAAATGTTATCCAACAACTAGAATCAAGGGAAAAATTCTTAGCAAGCAAATGAAAACATTATTGGCAATTGTTTTATTACTTTTACTCCTTTGTGTATGCATGTTTTTTAAGGCTATAGCCGAAAGCGTCACAGAGGAGGAATTACACAAGCAAATAAAAAACAATAGTGAAAATGGAAAAGAAAAAACAGACGAACGGTCAACTACAAAGGAGAATTGACAAAGCAATTATCCATATTGACAAAACAAAAGAAACGCAAGAAATCTATTTCGAAGACAAAGGCTTGCGCCTTATTGTTACCGAGGATTTTGCCATCATCGAAACTGGCTTTCACCGACACGTCTTTAGTAGCATCACATCAAACGGCGTAAGTAGACCGTATCTTTACACCAAGCGTTTTGTTGAAATCACTTTGTCACACAAACGTGCCGTCACGGAAAATTCAATGTTCTATTACAAGAAATTGTTTGACGTGCTAAATTCGTTTGAGGACAAAACGGAATACAACATTGCCACATACTTTGATTGGTGGTGCTTCAATTGCTTTGCGCCATTGTATTCAATTGGCGAAACCGAGGCGGAAGCATTTATGGTGTACCAAGATTACTTGTACTTTATCGCTAGAAATGCGGTTCTTCTTGACGAACACAAAGATGGGCTTACAAACAAGCAGTTTATTGCGGAAACAATTAAGAAGCTTGAAGAATTTACTAGTGGCATTGATGAACGCGAAATCTTTAAAGCAATGTCGGATGAACAACTTATTGAGGAGAACATCAAGGCATTGCAGGAACATGAAACCGAAAACATTATAAAAGAGCAAAGCGAAAATGAGTCTTGAAGAATATCAAAGAAAAGCGATGACAACATGCATGGAAAGTAGCAACAATTTCTGCTACATGATGCTTAATCTTGTAGGTGAGGTTGGTGAGTTTTCTAGCAAGGTTGCAAAAGCGATTAGGAAAAGAAAAGCCCTAGTTGAATGGAATCACCTTATTACCGAGGACGAGGTTGCCATGACGGAAGATGAACTTGATGACCTCAAGAAAGAGGCTGGTGACATCCTTTGGCAGTTAAGCGGCCTTTGCACGGTTATGGGGTGGAAACTTGAAGATGTTGCGCAAGAAAATCTTGCCAAACTTTCGGATAGAAAAGATAGAAACGTAATTGCAGGAAATGGAGATAATAGATAACATGGGAGAATACGAATTATTGGGAGTTAGTGAAGTGGCAAAACTTGAAAAGGTCACAAGCCAACAAATCTATTATAGGATTAAAGAAGGAATTTATGAAACCGTGAATTTCAATCGCGGAAAGATGCGTGGAATACTCGTCAAGTACCCGAAAGAAAAACTCATGAAGTGCAATGGAAAAAGATACAATTAAGCTAAAGAAAGTTTTTGCAGATACCTGCGAGAAATACTTGCAGGTATTTTGCAAGAACTATGGTTTTCAATATGAACCCGATAGTTGGGTGGGTGGCAATGTCGGCACAATTGCATGTGCTAGTGACTATTTCTTTGACTTTTGCGATGTTATCAAATATTGTGTGGACAATGACCTTAACGATTATGACGAGTTAATTGGTTGGTATGACTACACATTGTTTGCACACGAATGCGGCATGTCTGTTCCCAATTTCAAGAGCTGGCACATGGGATGCCCACGAATGAAAAAAGAGGAACAAGATAGGATTATCGAAACAAGAAAGTTGTTAGACGAACTTATCGAAGAAGCAAGGGAAAACTACAACAATTCGTTTTAGGCAAATGGCAAAGCAAAGAAAGAAACGGCGAAAAAGGCTATCCAACAAAGGAAAGATTACTTTGCAGCAACGAATGCGCATTGTTGAAAAGAATGATGCGACTAGAATACAAAAAAACGACACTACAAAGTACAAACGAATTACTGGTAGGCCGCCAGCCGATATTGCACCAACTTTTAGGATTAAAATCAAAAGAAAGTAATGCCCAATCTTACACATAGGTTTAGAATCTTACTTATCCAAATCGGCAAGGTTCTGCCATTCATTGTGTGTGGACTAATTGCGATTTCATATGCGGAAACGGCATTTTCTATGGCTACAAGCGACTTTGTGGTGTGGGATGGGTATCTTATACCCAATAAGCGTTTTTCGTGGCTTATAGGCGACTATATTGAATACAACCTACAATCACTTGTTGTTCTAGTAATCATAAGCATAGCAATAGAAACTTGTATCTACAACAGGCTATCGTGTGGTTATTTAGGCGTTAATCTTTGGGAAAAGCACTTCCTAGACTTCGAACTTGAACCGACATACATTTACATAATTTGTATTGCAAATATTATCATTGCATCATATCTAACTTATAAGGGAGCAAAAACAATTTTAACATGATGGAACTTGACAAAATCTACAACATGGACTGCATAGAAGGGATGAAACGCATTTCCGACGGGAGCGTGGATTGCATAATCACTTCACCGCCTTACAACGTTGGATTGTCTTACAATGAGTATGACGATGGCAAGGAATACTCAGACTATCTCGCTTGGATGACAGACATTTTCAATGAATGCTATCGTGTTCTGACCGCTGACGGAAGAATGTGTATCAATATCGGTGACGGAAAGAACGGCTCGATACCTACGCACTCTGACTTCATTCAGATATGCAAAGGCATCGGTTTTAACGTAATGACCATCATCATATGGAACAAAAACACTACAAGCAGACGAACCGCATGGGGTAGCTTCATGTCGGCATCGTCACCGTCATTCCCTCGCAACTTTGAGTACATCCTTATATTCTCGAAAAGCAAGAAATTGCTATCAAAAGGCGAAAGCACCATATCAAAAGACGATTTCATCAAATGGTCGAATGGCATGTGGACTTTCAGCACAGAGAAACTAAGTCAGGTCGGACATCCAGCGGCATTTCCTATCGAATTGCCTACACGATTGCTCCGTATGCTGACTTACAAGAATGCCGTCGTTTTGGATATGTTCATTGGCAGCGGCACGACTGCCATCGCTTGCATCAAGGAGCGTCGACACTTCATCGGCTTTGAACTCTCAAAGGAGTATTTCGACAAGGCCATGAAGCGCATAAAAAATGAACAATCACAACTAACGCTATTCTAACATGACACCACATCAAATAGCAAGATACAATGCGCTAACAAAACGTAAAGAACAACTTGTGAACTTTATCTACGTTAGTGACTTTACCATATTCGTGACAAATGGAATCTTGCTTGATGCCGCGGTTGAACTGGCAAAGAAAAGCATTAACGAAATTGATTTTGAAATAGCCAACTTATGATGACAGAACAGTTGCATAAAAAAGTAGAACAAGCTATCAAACTAATTCAAAGTGCTAGCAAGATGGCGTGTGGACATGGGCAAGAACTTGAACTTTGTTATAGTGGCGGTAAAGATAGTGATGTGATTCTTGAACTTACCAAAATGGCAGACGTTCCTTACAGAGCAATCTATAGAAACACTACAATTGACCCACCAGGAACTATAAAGCATGTTTTAGATATGGGCGTTGAAATAATGCGCCCAAAAGAATCTTTCTTTGAAATAATTGGAAAACGTGGTTTGCCTAACAAACTAAAGCGTTTTTGTTGTGGATATTTAAAAGAATATAAAATCCTTGATTATGCAATTGTAGGTGTTAGACGCGAAGAAAGCGCAAAAAGAGCAAAAAATTATGTAGAACCAGAAATATGCCGAATATATAACAAAACTGGTAAGAAACAAAAAGTTCGACAATATTTTCCTATACTTGAATGGACATCACAAGACATTTCAGAATTTGTAAAAGAACGAAACATCAAATGCCATAATTTGTACTATGACGAAAAAGGAAATTTTCACGCGGAACGTAGACTTGGATGTTTAGCTTGTCCTATGTTAGATAAAAAGCGCATAGAATATTTTAAGCGATACCCAAACCTAATCAAAGCCTATGCACATGCATTGCGAAAGTTTAGAACATCGCATCCAAATTCGGTTTCCACATTGGAATATAAAGACGAATACGAACATATCGCAAGAGATGTTTTTTACTGGCGCAAAACAAACAAAGAATGGGAATATATGAAACAAAACTGCATCGCCCCCCCGAACTACAAAGAACTTTTGGAAAATTACTTTAATATAAAGTTTTAAACAACAACTACTATGGACATCAACATTCTTAAACAAAACATCACGTCGGTTATCAATTCACCACGGCGCGTAGGCTATAATGGTGAAATCATGCCTAACGGAATCAGTAGTAATAATACTATAGGTTTTAAACATATTCCAGAAGATGTTGAACGGGTGTTCTTTGTGAATGAAGAACTCGCAAACAACCTGCTTAAAAGCCTTCCAGAAAAGTATCGTGACCACTTGGTTACCATTCGACCAAACGAATACTTTAGTGCGTCTTACTTGCCCGTATTCGACACAGACACGCAGGCAATGTGGGATGATGAATATGCAAAATTCATGGAAGAAAAAGCCTATTGGATTTCCAAATGGGGTAGTGAATAAACTATTTGTATAACTTAAACGAACAACAACAATGAAAAAGACAAACAAAGGTAGCACTACAAGCTACGAATTCGACGCCTTGTCGGAACAATCTCAAATCGTTATCAAGCACATCATTGATGGTCTTGTCGAAGCGAATGTCGCGCCACAAGACGCCATGCCGATTCTTGCCGTTTCATGCATTAGGTTTCTTGTTGCCATATCAGAGGATATTGGCTATGATAGAAATGAAATAGCAAAGGTGTTCGGCGAAGGTATTGCAAACGTGAAACTAGAATTTGAAGATTAAGCTATGGTGCAAAGTGAAATCAAAACTCTAAACGAGGTGCGTGGTGAACTTGAAAAACTCATCACGCGCCTTGATGACGTTCTATATTCTTCGGCAACCATTACGGTTAACGAATTCAATCTTTTGCGTGATGCATACGATTCCGTCGCTTATTCCCGTGACGCATTAGAACGATTAACAAAACAAAAAGATTAAAATTATGGAAGAATGGTTACCATTGACGCCGTATTTGAAATGGTAGTTTGGTTAAAAGAAAATGGAAAGATATGAAAATTAAAGTTGGAATCGGTACAAATGGTGACATATATGCAGACTTGGAGAAAGTCAAAGCCTGTAATTTTTGTACACATTTTAGAGGTTATGGACTTCATGCTTGTACTGGGCACTGTTTTAAACTTGACAAAGACATAGACGGGGGCTATACTGGAAATTATAGTAAAGTAGCTCAAGAATGTGATGATTTTAATGTCAGACCTAAACTAATTGAAAAATAATCCTTATAAATGATAAAGTTATGACACAATACGTAGACAAATCCTCTGTAATAGCGGAGATAGAAAGAAGAATAAAAATTCACCATGATTATAGTCATTATAATGCTGAACAGGAGTTTACAAAAGTTCTTTCTTTCCTCGACGCTCTTGAAACGAAAGAGGATGTGAATGAAATAATCAAAACAGCAGAAGACCACGCTTACTTTGCAGGCAGTGAAAATACAAGGGAAAAGTTGATTGACAAGGCTTGTGAGTGGCTTCGTAAAGGTGGTAGCGGCTGGTATTTAACTTCCGAATTTGGCGAAAATGAAATTGATTTCGTAAAATTAGCAGAAGATTTTCGCAAAGCAATGGAGGAATAACTATGATACTACAAGACTACAAGATTAATGGTGATTCTATAACCATTACAAAACAAGAATTAGAAGAGGCTCGTGACCATTTCTGTAAAGTGGCAGACAAATTCAAACCACGAAAGAATAAAGAGCCTGACTATCGCTATGCCCTGTATCTTGGTAAAGCAGATATTTTAACTGATATATTAAAAATGTTTGAACCGATAGATTTTATTTGACAATGAGACTTAATAGAAACTTAGAAGACATAAGGGCAAACACTGTCAACGAGTGTTACTATTGCACCCCTGACCATAAAAACTGCTCAATATGCGTATGGAGGAATAATCTATGACGCTAAGCCAACTCGTTGACAAAGCTACACTCATAGGTGGGCAAATATCTTCTGCTGACATTCCCATTTATATCAATAATACTACTTGTATTACAGATATTTACTTATCACAAGATAATAACGGGAAATACTACGTGAATATAGATACCATTGAAAGGTATTATACAACAGGTATAAAAACGACAGATTTAAAAATTTAAAGAGCAAGTTATGGAAGCAAAAGAACTTATGATTGGGGATTATCTTCGTACAAAATTTTCCAAAAATGTAATAAAGGTTAAGGAAATAAAACAAAGTTGTGTTTATGTTGAAGATAATGGGTATGAGTACAATGAAATAGAACCAATTCCCCTTACTCCAGAGATTCTCGAAAAGAATGGGTTTATACTTAAAGAGGGAGAAAAAAGTATGTATGGAGTTACAATAGCCACACATTATGTACGAGATGATATACCATTTGAAGTGTTTTGTGATGGCGAGCCTTTTTCTATATGGTTTCAAGACCCCGTAAATATCAAATACGTTCACCAACTCCAGCACGCCCTAAGACTATGTGGAATTGAAAAAGAAATAACATTATGAAAGCAAAAATAAAAAAGACAGGAGAAATTTTTAATCTTGCAAGTTATGCAACGATAACGCTTGAACAATGTGATTCTTTTGGTAATCCAATCGAACTTAGACCAGAAGATGTAGAACTAATTCAAGAGCAAACAGAGGATGAACATTGGCAAGATGTCCGTGAAAGAGCTGCCATCGCTGCTATGCAAGGCATAATGAACTTCTTTGGTTCTCTTGACTATAATAGGGAAACTATTGCAAAACTTGCCGTAGAGCAGGCAGATGCACTTATTGAAGAACTTAAAAAGAAATAGCATTATGACATCAGTAGAGACAGCTTTATTAACAACAGCAATTTTTGTTCTTACAATAGGTATTTATCTTGTATCTTTTAAGATTAACGAAATAGAACGTGATGTTAGGTATTCTAACATTCGTATTGATAATTTGAGGGAAAGGATGCTAATAAAT